CAGTGTCGGTGGTTCGATTCCGCCCCAAGGCACCAGCGGTAGTAGCTCAGTTGGTAGAGCGCCACCTTGCCAAGGTGGAGGTCGCGAGTCCGAGTCTCGTCTACCGCTCCATTTATTTGGTGCCATAGCCAAGTGGTAAGGCAAAGGTCTGCAAAACCTTCATTCCCCGGTCCGAATCCGGGTGGCACCTCCACAGAATTAAGCAAGTTGCTGAAAAGTGACTTGCTTTTTCTTTGCAAAAGTGACAAACAACATAACATTAATCCAACACAGATCGCATCTCTTCCAGACCATCACCATATAGATTTATATATGTGTTGTAGGTTATAGTCGTTGAACTATGTCCAAGTAGTTTAGAGAGTATTTTTATATTGCAACCTTTATAATAACAATTTGTTGCAAAGGTGTGACGAAGAGAATGGACGCCACAATAGGTAATACCATGCCTTTCGCAGACGGTTTTGTAGTGTTTTGAAATTCTTCCGTAGTTTATAAGCTCTCCTTTATCTGTAAAAACAAACTCGTTATACTTTTGCTTGCTCATAACATCAAGAATTTCAACTGCACGCTTGCTCAACGGTATTGTTCTTTCAGAACTTTTTGTTTTAGGACTTGCTTGAATTTTAACAATGCATTGTTTGGAATTCAAAGCAGTTGCCCTGATCGTAATGCACTTTCGACGAAAGTCAACGCATTTCCAAGTTAAAGCCTGCGCTTCTCCAACTCTTAAACCCGTCTCTAAGACGAATTCGATTATATATGAAGAAGTTCTAGGATCTTTGTGTAAAGCCGCTCTCAGCGCCTCCTGCTCACTCTCAGACAATGCTACAACCTCTTTGCTCTGTTTTACTACAGATTCTCGCTTTGGCATCTTCACGCCTACTGTGTAATCCCGGTCAATCAGGTTGGCAGTAAAGGCATATCTAAGAGGCGCGGTGACAATAAGACGCTGTTTTGCAATTGTGGTATATGAATATCCGCTTTTTGTAAGTTCGTTCACATAATCTTGAATATGGTGCAGCCGGATATCCCGAATTTTCATCGAAGAAATATTATACCCACATAGAGCTTTTGCTTCGCCTTTGAGACGATTCAAAGTTCCCTCTTTAACAGAAAGGTGCTTTACGTTGTCAAGCCAATACGTAATGAAGTTCTCTAGCGTACTATTCCTCAATTCCATTTCTAATCCTCCCTCATCATCGGCAGGATGGCAACTATAAGTTTTCAAGGTTCTCAGCTGTAGGTTATCATTTTTCATTTCTAAAGTCAATTTGATTTCCTCTGTAATTAAGTATTTGCCCCATATTTGCAGCATTATAACCACAGGCTAGGGACATCTCATGCCTTAGATGTTCCCGTCACACTTTTATTATAACATTATATAGAAAACATGTCAATAGTTTAAATGACAAAAATAAAGGGAATTGCTTTTTGCAACTCCCTTATCCAGCAGCTTCATCAGATTCTTCATTATCACAGACTTTATTCCCAAATTCGTCAATGCCGTACTTATTCCTACTATTCTTTTCTGCAAAGCTTTTCGCCATATATCCTGAGACTATGCCTATGCAAGCAATAATAACGTTTGAAGTGATTTCACTACACGTGTCCAATCCACACATGGCCAAAGCGTAAGATATAAATACACAAATAATCGTAAAAGCAACCGCCCATAAAACGATATATTTAGAGAACTCAATCTTCTTCCTTTTTTTTAAGTGTTCTTTTCTAACAAGGACAAAATTTCTTTTATTTTGCCCGCGTTTCATATCACAGTTAGTAGGCAATGCCATTTATCATCACCACTTATGCCAGATGTTATCGTTACCTAACATGTAGGTGCTAGTTAAATCTGCTGTGTATGCAATTGAGCCAGGAGCACAAATCATCTCAATTTCTGTTCCCTCAGCTTCAGAAGTGGGAAGATCTGCTATGTCAGTTTCTGAATCAATAAGAAACTCAACTTTATATTTAGGGCTTTGAGGTCTCTCATGAATGTTTTGAATAGAAATCATGTTGTTTCACCACCTAAAAATCCATTAAATCACAGAAAGCGCAGCTTCAATTGAACTACTCAGAGAAACGCTGCCGTTACCATCGTGATATCCGGCAGGTATTGTATATGCGACTTCTTCTAAACCGTCAATTTCTGCGGCAATAGCGCCATTGTTAGTCATAGTACCCTCGACCTTGCCACCGTTGATATAGGCGGTTTTCCCGGCAAGAATATCTGATTCAACTGCGCTCGCATCTGAAATGTTGGAGAATTCATCTGATACAGGTTGTACTTTGACGTATGATAAGCCATAATAACCATCATCTGGAGTCACAATTTGTTCCTGCTTAGAAGGTTCAACGGTTTTTCCTTCAAGTAAAAATGCATCCTTAGTCTTGATTAAAACTCCCATTCCCATATTATCACCACCTCATACGAATCGGTATTCCAACAGTTGGAATGCTGCGCACACATATTTCGACACTTTCATTTGAAGTGTGAATCCACCTTACATTTTCATTCCACTCTGTCTCTGCAATATCATCTGATTCTCCAATATAATAAATTGTTGGATCATTAACGTCTGATATTCCATTAATGGGCATAGTAAGAGTGTAGTATTCACCGCTTTCAGCCCAACCAGTAGTTGGAATAGTGGTGTCAATAACAACAGGAGCAGATATTTGGGCAAGTTTTTCTTTTTCGCTTGTAGAAAAGTCGTTTGTTGATAAACCCTTGCCATCTACCTTATCAACCTTATCCGTCAACCTGGCAACAATATCATTCCATAGTCTTTCGGCAAAATCTCTAAACCCAGATTTACTTAAATATGCCACCAATTATTCACCCCCTTCATTTATCATTTTCAAAATTTCAAGGCACAAAAAATCAAACCATCAATTTCAGGTTTGACTCGTTATATCAAATTCTAAATGAATATCTCATTGCAGATTTCATTAATCTCTTCGCTTGTGATTGCTGTTAAGCAAAATGGAAGAGCAGTAACCGTTGTTTGGCCATCACCAATTTTCATTCGAGGTTCAGAATTGTTGTCATCAATATCATAGATAATCAGTTCGCCATCAAGCGGAACGAAGTTAATAGCTTTATTCCAATTCGCTTCGGTGTCGTGTTTATTCTGAATTCTTGTTTTCATGGTGTTTGAATTGCCTCCTTCCAATATCGAGGTGGGGTTGAGTATTAAGCTCAACCCCGATATTCATCAGATATTCTTGGTAGAGCTGCCACAATCAAAGATGATATAGTCGCCTTCATCCTGCACAAGATCATTTACATTACCAGTAGTAGCAATTGTAGCCAGAGCAACTTCAGTCTTAGCAGTCAGCTTACCATCAGTGATGGTAACGCCGGTCAGCACAGAACCCTCGGTTGCAACGATCTCAGAATCCAGATCTGCAACGGCAGCTTCAACAGCGCCGGATACAGTGGACTGAGTAGCAACCTTGTTCTCGGCGCTAACTTCGCCATCAATCTCCAGAGCATCCTGCTTGGCATCCCACTTTGCCTTATCGCCTACGGCAATCTTGTCGAGTTCTTCCTTGTTTGCGTGCTCATGATCGATAGCCTCCAGAGCTTCAACGCGGGAGTTCATCTGGGTGTTCAGCCCATCAGCATAATCCTTAGCATTCTGCTCGGCAGCATCCCAGTTTGCAACCTTGGCTTCCATGGCAGCGATACGGCCAATGGCAGCGGTCAAATCAGTAGCAAGAGCGTACTTGTCTACACCTTCCACCTGCAGTGCAGCGGCGATAGCTTCAGTAATCTGAGTAGCTACAGCCTTTTCGCCTACCAGCCCTTCGAGGGCGGCGATATCCTCCTCATTAGCAGACACCTTGTTGCTCAGTTCAAGAGCATCCTCAGCGTGGCCATTGATCCAAGTAACGAGCTCGTTGATGGAGTTCATAGTGTCATCGGGATTCTCCATAATGGCAGCTACAGCCTGAGCAATCTTGTAATCGACAGAGCCTTCGACCTCAGCACCGTCATTCAGTGTTGCGATGGCGTCAGTGTTAGCCTTGATGTCAGCCTTCACCTGAGTGTCATCGTAGGTGGCAGCGGTCTGAGCTTCAGAAATCATCTGAACGACGGTCTTATCTGCGGGAACTTCGCCAACCTTGCCGGACAGAGTATCAACTGCAGTCTGAGCAGCAGCAGCCTTATCATCCGCAGCCTTTGCAGCGGCAGCATTTTCACTCTCGACCTTCTTTGCACGTTCGATTTCTTCATCCAGCTTGGTCTGCACTTTGGCAGCCTCACCCTTTGCCTCATAGGTATTGGCGAGATCCAGTGCAGCAATTGCGTTTGCAATCTGAGTTGCAACGGCTTCGTTACCCACCAGACCCTGCAGAGCTTCGATAGCGGCGGTGTCATTGGGGATTACAATTGCGGAACCCTCAACGTCTGCCCATGCAGAGTCAGTCTTGCCCTTGCTTTGCAGCTTGTAGTTGTAATCGTCAACTTTTACGATCTGATACTGAGTATCAGTATCAACTGAGATACCCATCTGCTCTTCAACATAGTTAGCAATGTAAGCATCAATGCCGGTAATGTCTTTTGCTTCATAAGTGGGCTTAGTTGCCGCCTTTGCCCAATCATAAACGTCAGCAGCCTTTGCAGAAACAAAGGGAAGAGCGTTGTAGTTACTTGTGCCATCGCCAACCTTAATCAGCACTTGCGGTGCAGTTACGCTGTTTACTTCCTGAGTATTACCAGATGCGATGGTAGCGATTGCCATTTCGCCAGCTTTTAGAACAGGGTTGTTGGTAGTCCAATTTGTATACGTGTCGTATTTGAGCAGAATTCTGGTATTAATAGTGTTGATATTAGCCATTTTTCATTCTCCTTCGTCAAAAAAACATATTATATAATAAGAGCCCGACAATATTGCCGGACTCCTTTATATTGATTAGTTATATATTAAACAGCGGATGTACCACCATTTAGGATAAATGCTTCGCCTTCGGTCTGAACAAGTTTATTTACGTTCACCTTGCCAACACCAAGAGAGCCATCACTGGAAATGGTTACTTCGTCGGTTGCTTTAAGACCAGCACCAATCGGGATTGTCACACATTTCTCAGCAATCTCTAGGAGACTATCGCCGAGTTTTACAGATTCAATCTTGTTAACCTGCGCTGACTCTTCTATGCCCTCTAATTTACTGATAAGGGTGTCACTTACCAGAGATTTGCCTTCTTCAGCAGTAACTTTCTCGGCAACTTCTGTTTCGATATCTGCAACACGCTGGTCATTGGAAGTTTTGTATGTTTCCAAAGCCTGCGCTACGGAAGCAGCCGTCTCGGAAGTGTCGCTCAAGCCGTCAAGAACTTCCTGAATCCTGCTTTCTGTCTCAGTCTTTGTATAAGCATCTGTAATTCCGTAGTCTGCCAAAGTTGATCCACGGTTTGCCTTGCCATCAAGAGCATCAGCCAAACCGCTCACTTTGCCCATTGCAACTTCGATCAGGGTAAGCTTCTTGCTTTCGTCAATTGCAAACTGAGTTTCGTCAACGCTATCAATCTTATTAACCTGAGCACCAGCTTCAATGCCTTCTAGTTTTGTACCCTCAGCATCAGTCATAAGACGCTTGCCATCTTCAACATTTACCTTACCAGCAAGTGCGTCAGAAAGCCCATCGACCTTCTCCATGGGAACGTCAAGTAGGGAAAGTTTGCGATCAGAATCAATATTGAACTGGGTTTCATCCACAGTTTCAATCTTGTTTGCCTGAGCGCCATCTTCAATGCCAGACAGCTTGTTTTCGATTGTAGTAACGCGGCCAGCAAGCTCTGTCAGGTCAGATGCCTTGGCATAGTCGCCTATCTTGAGGGCATCTACAACCTCTTGAATGTATGCAACGACAGTAGTTGAAGCTGCACCTTCCGGCAGAGCGCCTACGAATTCTTCAAGCGCATCGATTTCATTCTGTAGTTCAGTTTTGTCAGCGCCCTTCAGATAATCCTTTTCGATATTATCTACACGGGTGATGAGCTGTGCGCTACTGGTGGTATCAGCCAGAATCCAGTCAGCTACTTCGCGCAAGGTGTCGTACTTTTCGTCAATGCCAGCTTCACCAATGATAGCGTCAATAGCCTCTTGCTTGGCGGTTGCAATTGCAGTGTCGGCCTCAGTCTTGGTGTAAACATCGGTCTTTGTGTATACGTTCGCAATCTGCTCCTGGAGAGTGTCAATCTCGCCTTCGGCAGTTGTTACACGGCCAGCAAGTGCAGTATCATCGTAAGTGGCAGCTTCCTGCGCATCTTCGATCATTTCAACTACAGTCTTGCCTTCTGCAACAGTGCCGATCTTTTCATTGATGGCAGCAACGTTGGCAGTATTGTCGGCAACGCCTTTTACAAGGCCACTCTCTGCATTACCCACTGTGCTTTCCAGTGCAGCAATGTCAACTTTTAGTGCTTCAATTTCAGCAGCTAGTCCTTCAACAGTCGTAGCAGACGGACGAACCCAGGTTAAACCTGCGCTTGTCATTAAGGGCTGATATTTTATTTGAACCTCTTCGCCTTCGTCGTTCTCTTCTGTAAATGTCAGACCAGAAATTCCAGCCAGCGATACAGTGCCATCTTCTGCAACTACAATGCTCTTTTCGTCACCGATGGGGGAGATGCCGATTTCACTTAGAGATCCATCTACCTGAATGCAGAAGTTGGTTACAGTATTAGCGGTAGTATCAATATATACAACACGCTGACCTACGAAAGCTGCATCAGTAAGAGCATAATCCTTTAGAGCCTGAAGATCATTATACCAAACCTCAGATTTATCCAACGGCTGGCCGTTGAGTCGGCTGAAGCTCTTACCGAAAGACATTAGATTATCAGCATGAAAATCAACGCTTGCATTCTGTCCATAAAGTTTTGCCATGATTATTTACCTCCATTGTACATTACTGTAGAGTTACACGATACTGCGTCGCAGCTTCAAAGCCAGCAGGGTTTGCATGTGTAAAGGTGTACACAGTGTATGCAACCTTACCATTGTCGCCACCACGATAATCTGCTACTTCTACATCTGTTGTCTGCACAAATCCACTGAAGTTCTCCCAGCTCATGGTGAAGTATTCAAACTTCGGAGCTTTGGAAGTATAAATCTTGGGATAGGCAACAACGATTTTCTGTGCGCCAACAGGTACAGTAAAGGTTTGTGCAGTTTTGCTTGTCTGCTTATTAACCAAGCTTAATGCACGAATATTGGCAGAATTTAGTTCGTCTTCGGCGTTCATTGTACCCATGAACATCTTGCGCCAACCTGATACGGTAGCAGATGCAGTCTTTTTGGTGCCAGCATCAATAGTCCAGGAGCCGCCAGCCTGTGGCGTGTATTCAACGCCGGTTTCGCTGTTGCTTGTTTCGCCCACGTTGTTAGTAGGGGTGCGAGTAGATGCGGGATAAGTGCATTCTGCTGTGAAGTTATAAGTGATAGAAGTATCGTCAACAATCAGATCCTGCAACTCGGTATCCTTCAGGTTAGCAGAAGTCATGGTAAGCTTTGCAGAATTGGCATTAGTAACGGTCTTAACGTCAGTGCTCTGATCGCAAGTCACTTCAATTTCAGATGCAGTAATACCTGCGGCAGTATCAGTACCAGACACCTTATTGCCTTCCGCATCTACATAGCCGTAAGTGTACTTACCGTCGTTAAAAGTAGCAGTAGCAGTAGGCAGGGTATAAGTAGTACCAACTTCTTGAGAAATATTGCCAGAAGTAATCAGGCTAAAACCGGGCGCAGTCTTAGTAGGGTTGATAATATCCACATGAGCGCCCATCAGCAGTTCTTTTAGGTTTTTTCCAGCAGAGGGAATAGTAACATTGCCGTTCGTAAGCTTGTATTTACCGAATGCGTAAGTAAAAAGCATATCTTCGCTAAAATAAACGTTTTCGGCATTGTAGTTGCCATCCATCGCCGCCCAAGCAGTTCCGTTATATACATAAGCGGTATATGAATAATGCCCAGTGGAGATCGGTTCTTTTACAATAGCGGAGTCGCCTTTGACCGGCTCAGTTGCACCAACCACTCGTGCAATTGCATCAGGGTGACTTTCGCCTTCTTCAAGCGTAGCTTCGAAGGTATGACCCTCTTCGCCGCCCCAATAGGGAAGTTCTTTCCAGCTTTTAACGCCGTCGCCGATTTTCATTTTTACTTTGCCGTCAGCAGTGAATTCCACGCCAACTTCGCTTTTAAGCAAAACAACATCTTCGTTAGTCAGCCAGTTTGCGCTAGTATCGTTACGCAGTACAATTCTGGTATTCAGTTCAGCCATTTTTACATTCCTCCCAAATAATTAATCCACGGCAGCATGTCCGCCATGGATTAGTTCAATATCAATCAGTGAACCAGATTCATCTGTGCTAGAAATAATTTCGTATTTCAAAGCCGTCGAATTCCACTGATAGATTTTCTTTTCAGTTTCAGCTTTATATATTACATTAGCTCTTCCAATTGAAGGAAAGTCGTAATGCGTATTGGCATTTACTACGCTACTTTCGCCCATATACGGAAGATCTTTCCATGCAGTAATGCCATCGCCAATTTTTAGCCTGTTTTCATCTGTGACAAATCCAGGCTCACTTTCTGCTAAAACAGGATTTACTTCATTCCATCTAGCAGCCGTTCCTTTTTTGAATTGGAAGGTTACATTTACAGTTGTAGACATTTCTTTTGTCCTCCGTTAAATGCTTCCACCAGAAAACGTGTATTCTGTCTCTGGATTAATACCAGTAGAAGTAACTTTCAATACACCATCTTGCAATTCCAATCCTTCGCCAAGTTCACTGATGGTGGGCATAGTTGAAAGTTTTTCTGCATCAGCTTGAGATACAAGAACCATGCCCTCTTCTTTATCAATTTTGTTGTCAATTTTTGTAGTTACTGTTTCTACAAAATCAGGATCTTCGTCTAAGACCTGCATGAAGTCTTTTAAGGTATCTACGGTTTCGGGGCTGCTGCCAAGCACGCTACTTACAGTGTTCTTAGCAATTGCCTTAGCGATAACCAATGCGCTTCCATCTATTCCAGGCATCTGTTAATCGCCTCCTCATCATAATGATTTGCGCCTAAATAATTGACCAACGCCTATATGACGTTGGTCGAATATTAAGTATCTTACTCTGCGATCATATCTTCACAGCCAGAATCGCGCAGTAGTTCTGCCACCTGCTCTTTGAGCTTTGCAGGAACCTGTGCATATGTCTTTTTTCCCAGAATAATCTGTTGACACCATAGCATAGCCATCATTTCTTCGCCCTCCTTTCCAAATAAGATTTGAAATAAAAGCAAGTATAGCCTATTAAGCATAGACAATCTCACTCATTTCCAGGATACATTCAGTGAGCATCGCATTCTGCTCTTCGAGCTCTGCATTGCGTTTAATCAGATCAAACATATTGTTGCCCAGATCAACTTCAACAGCAACCGCTTCGGGAGCATCCAGAATTGCAGTGCCACCCGCAACGTTGTAAGCAACACCGTTTGCAGCAATACCAATGGCATCGTCTTTTTCGCATTCAATGTAAGCACCGGTGTCCGGATTAAGTTTAATATATCGTGGAGTTTCGCAAATAGCGATATTCACACCTTCGCTAACAATCATATACATATAATGTGTCCTCCGTTAAACTTTGATTTTTAGTTTATCAACAAGCTTTTGAAGCTCGTCAACTCCTGCATTAAAAAAGTTGTCGTTAAAAAGGATGGTATCCACATCCTGCCGAAGCCAATGTGAATAATCGCGCTCCAACATTTTGCGTTCATCCTCTGTGAAACGGAATCCATAAGGCTCTCCATTTGACATAACTGGCATATTTTTGCGTTTACCATATGCAATAGCATAGGTCAATTTCCCGCGTTCAAGCCCGTTCCCATCGCAGTTGTTTGCAAAATACTGCTTTGCATTTTCGCTGCCAGAGTAACAAATTAGTTTGCCATCATCCGTTGTGAGCCAACCGTCTTCTTCACTGATCTTTGTACCATATGGAAGATTTAGTTTTTCTCCACATGCCGCTTCAAGCTTAAAGCGATGATGTACTATATATTCCATTTTGTTTTTTCTCCTTTTCTCTTGTTAAACGCTGCCGATATTTCCATCCGTTTATAGTCTTTATTGCTTTTAGTGTACATGGAAATTTCTTTTTGCGCTGACTAAGTTCATAAGCAAATAACTTCGCAAATCTAGCATCCATAGCTCGAAGCGTATGGTAACTGTTACACCTTCTGGCATGTGCACGCCAAGATTGATAGAACTGAAATGCATCTTCTGGGAGCATCCTCCCTGTATCAACCCACGTTCTAAAAATGTCAAGCTTCCTGCGGATTGAACGAATGCTCACTCTGCCAAGTTTATTTGTAACTTTGCCGTTGTCGTTTAGCGAAAACCGCATTTTAAGAAATGTAAAACTGTGATGTTTAAAAGGTGTAATTACATTCTTTTTGTCACTCATTTGGATGCCAAGCTCATCGGCAATTCTATAAAGACTTTTCTTTATGTCTTCCAGTTCATTCAGATCATGACTGATAATATATCCGTCATCCATATATCTTCCGTAACCTTTTATTCTGCGCACATCCTTTATATAGTGATCTATCGGATTGGCATAGTCCAAAGCTATAATTTGTGATATTTCACTACCAAGACCAACACCACGCATACAATCAGAATCCGCATCAAATCCCTGCATTAGTTTAAAATCATCAATATATTCACAAAGCAGTTCATATATACGGTCATCCTTTATTTTCTGACGTGCACGTTTCTTTATTTCATCATGCGGGAGGCTTCTGAAATAACCTTTGAAATCAAACTGGTATATTCCGCCTTCTGTACCATACACTCTGAAATGATGCTGCAAGTGCCCTCTGAGTCGTTTAATTGCAAAATCCATCCCTTTGTTTTCGAGACTTGCGGCGTTGTCGTATATAAAACTGCGTGAATATGCTTTGGTAAGCAAGTTGCTGCAAAGACACTTTTGTGCAGTTCTTTCTGCAATTGGAAGAGCGTCTATTTGCCTTGCTTTACCATGTTCTATTGTTACAAAGCTATGGAATCCCTTAAAATTCCGCGTATGGTTAAATAGGTCTTTTTGAATCTTATTGCACTCAGATAGTAAGTTGTTCTCAAAGTTGATCGTGGATGTTTTCCACCGAACACCATCACAACATTTCTTGCCAGCCTTACATAAATTACCGAAGGAGAATACTTCTTCAAAAGTCTTTCCACCTGCAGCCTGTGCTTTGGCTTCTCTGCGTGCCTTTCTTCTTTGGTATCGAGCCTCATGTCTCTCTACACTGTTCATAATCGCAAATTGGATGCTTGTTATATGTACAACGAACAGAACAGATGAAGTATGCAGGCCGCATCAATTCCTGCGCCTTTTTATCCACTCTGTAATGGTTTTACCTAGCTGCGTGATGATCTACCCATGAAATCGCGATAACTCCATTAAACCTCGCAACCATGCAAAAAGCGTCCGGGCATTCATATCATATAACGACTTTAGGAATGAAATCCTTTACAGGATCAGGCTCCAAGGAACGAAATCTCCTTTAAGGGTGGGATAATGCTTCGCATAATATTATGCTACTTGTTCGTATCCCCGAATCTCAGTCTTAAATCACGGCGCAAACCCATTCGAATTGTAGGCGTTGTTATTGTTCGCACTACCATCGGTATTCACATTGCAGAAGTTGTTGCTGTTGTCCGAATTCACCGAACGCAACCACCAATTGCAGGCAAGGCCGTCAGATTTCGTCCTGCGTTCTCTCACGCCGTCATGCTCATCCTTTCTTTTAATATTTTTTCATATCGTTGTTTGTCACTTGAAATTAAACCGCGTATTTTGGCATACGCATCATCTGCAAGCTGAATCCATGCTTGAAATACCCTGTCATAATCAGCACGGTTTTTGAAATAATTATTTCCGTCGTTCACAAGTTCATATAAGAATGTAATTTCGCTTCTCAATGCTCTTGTTGCACACTTCGCTTCAAGCAAAAGATTATGCCTTGTCAAATAATCATTTTCACTCAAAGTCTTGCAAATGAATATATCATTGGCTTTTTCGCAATTTACTACAATTTCCCGAACAAGCTCTAGCAGGCCATTTGTAATCTCCCACCGATAGCTTTTCGGAAATTTGCGTACAATACGCATTGTTTCTTTGCGCAATTCCTTAGTAATCTGTAGAAATTCGGCTGATGCCGGTGCTCTTGCAGATTTGTATACTGACATAGTTCCATCCTTTCTTTTGTGCCGCAGATCCCCCAAAGCGCTTTCAGCTTTCGCTTCTGCGCTTATGGGAAGATTTGATTCAAGATTAGGCCACCTTAAAGCACGGCGCAAACCCATACGAATAGTAGGCGTTGTTAGTGTTCGCACTACCACCGGTATACACACTGCAGAAGGTGTAGCTGTAGACCAAATACACCGAACGCAACCACCAATTGCAGGCAGTTGATGTGCCGTTACTCTTGTATTTAATTTTTGAGTTGCCATTTGCATAATAGGCGTATTGTTTCTGATAGTTCTGCTCGGCGGAGTTTGCATAACTTCGTGTGCCTTGCACCTCAAATTCAGCGGGCAACCAGATCTTCGAAGAGGAGGATGTAACGTAGCTCGCAGTATTAGAACCGCCGCCAGTGTTATCGCTGTATTTCGTACATGCAGAAATTGCACTCTGCAATGCGGAAGGCAATGCACTTAGGAAAGCGGGGCAAATTGTCTTGTTCATGTAGCTGCCGCTCCATCCGCCAGAGTTGGTATTGGTAGTATTCATGCGGAATGCTGCCGTTGAACCACTTGAGCCATAGCTGCTGTCGCAGAACGCAATGTCTACGCCGCCAGATGCAGCCGTTTTACCCATCATAAAGTGAATGCCATTGCCCTCAACGGAGGAGTTGTGGTTGAATCCAAGAATATAGGCGTAATACGTACCGCTCAGAGATGCCGCACCAACCGTGCCGCTCACTGCCACAGATTTGCGGTCGCCAACACTCCAATAGTTCGCACCCGTACCCGCAGCGCCAACAGACTTGATTACACTCCAATCATTGTTTTCAAGTGTAGTGCTAATGGTAGATACTGATACACTAATTGTACAGGTGTCACCCGTGTAATTATCGCCTTCCGCCAATGTAATTGTAATTGTGGCAGAACCATCGGCAACCGATTTCACTGTAACAGTTGTACCGGAAATAGTAGCCGTTGCAACACCCGTTTTGTTGGAGGCTACACTCACCGCGCCGTCTCCAGTCTTTGTTATCGTTGCAGACTTTGTAGATCCTGCCGCGCCAGAAATAGTCAGTGAAGTGGGGGATACCGTAATAGAACCAGTTGCTTTCGCTATGCTCCAAGAAAGAGCAATATCTGCCGTACCGCCGCCCGTCCACTGCGTACTTGTTTTGTCTTTTAGAGAAATGGTCACAGTGTAATCACCAGCGCCAGATGCGGATGTGTCGCCACTCTGGGTTTGGTATGTTGCATTATAGTTGCTGATCGTGGGCGTCTTTGTATTACCGTCGTAGGTAAATGCACTTGTAGTGGTCGGCTTCGTCAAAGACAGTTTGCCAATTGACCAGCTCAAAGACAGGGTAGTAGTAGTATTGTCACTCCATTGCGTATTATCGGGATCTGCAAGCGCAACAGTTACGATGTAACTACCAGCAGCCTTGCCCTCCGTATCACCGCCAAGGGTATGATAAGTTGAATTGTAGTCTTTTAAGCTAACAGCTTGCGTATTGTTGTTGAACGTGTACGTGCCGCTTACAGTGGGCTTTACAAGCGACATCTTTGCAATTGACCAATCAAGAGAAAGTGCGTCATTTGTGCCATCGCTCCACTGTGTATTATCAGGGTCGTTTAAGACAATAACCAGTGTATAATTGCCTGCATCAGTTGCAGAAATATCGCCACTCTTCGCGGTGCGGTTCGTATCAATGTTTTGAACAGTTACACTTTGTACCTCGCCATTATAAGTGTATGTGCCAGAAAGAGAGGGTATAGCGATGTTCATTTTCTCAATTGTCCATTGGAGCTGAATTGCATCGCTTGTATCATCATTCCACTCGGTATTAAGCGGGTCACTTAGGGATACTGTCAGTGTATATGTGCCAGCATCTGATGCGGATTCGTCACCGCTTTTGCTCATCTTGCCCGCATCAAAACCATCAAGCGCGACCGTCTGCGTATTGCCAGTATAAGTGTAACTTCCTGTAATAGTGGGCTTATCAATTGCAATTCTTTCAATTGTCCACTCAGCAGTTGCAACTCCGCCATATTCCATAATTCCAAGAATAGAGAGAGTGTGTGTGCCTGCATTGACGGCAGTATTATTTGTAATAATATAATCTGTGCCTTCAACCAGCGTTACACCGTCAAGGACAACAGATTCAACTTTCTGTTCTTTCTCGGTTCCATCATATAAAAAAGCTGCGGTCTCCAATGTAACCACAGCATCCTCGATTGATTTTCCAGCCCCCGCAGAAATTCCTCTGATTAGTGGGGCAAGATCATCGCTATTCGCATCGGTCGGCACTTCAACACCCTTATTTGCAATTTCTTCAAGCGCGGAAGTTACATTGCCTGCAATGCGCGTGATTTCAGATTGAATACTCATCTATTTCCTCCTGTGACATACCAATACTTTAATTGATATGTTGTATAGTTAAATTGCTGCAAGTTGTGCAGCCAATCCTTGTATTGCTGCAAGATCAGCGTAAAAAGTCGATTCCGTATCAGTATATCCGCCAGCTTGAGCTGCCGCATAAGCGCTTTGACCGCTTTCGCCAGTATCGCCCTTCATATTTTTAAATTCAAAATGAAAGGTTCGTGCAGTATCTGTTCCGCCAAGGCTTACTTCTACTTCGGGCACACCGATGTCATTATTTACATTGGCAGTTGCGTTGATAATAGTTGCATTCTCGCCATTCATAACATCAATAACTTCTTCGCCATCAATATCAGTAATGGTAAGCCTGTGCCCATCTTCAATATCCGTCGATGTAATAGTGGGTGAGAACGCGGTTTTGCCAACTTCGTCAATGATATTGCGCACACTGGCGTCAAAGTTGTTTACTTGCGAAACTGCAATTGATGCATCATCGGCAAGGCTAGAAGCGACATCGGCGCAATCTGCACGGTTTACAACGCCGTCTTTATTATCGTCGTATGTAGCTGCCAACATATCACCAGATCCATCACCGTCTGCGCCATCATTAATCGTGGCAGTATGCGTTCCATTCACATCTACGATAGTGACCGTTGTTACTTTGCCCGCTTTCGACACGCTAATTATGGGCGATATGCCATCCGCACCATCAAGAATATCTGTTGATTGTGTGCCATTTGCATCTGTAACAGATAAACGATGTCCATCTGTAATCGCTTCGATATTTACGATGGGGGAAACCCCATCTTCGCCTTTTGAGCCGTTCTGTACTGTAAAATCACTTGTACTACCATCGCTTAGAGTGACAGTCAATACATTATCCCCATCATTTGCGTCTGATTGAAATGTCTGCTTAACGCTTGTTATACTTATACCGTCTGTGCCGTTAAGGGAGTCCAACCATTCTTCTTCGCTGCCCTCAAATCCATGCTGAGTGGCAATTTCAAAAGCAGAATCACCTGTATCGCCTTTGTGCCCGTGGATATTTACGGTAGCCGGATTGTCCAATCCCTTATCATTTGTCCAGCTCAAATCGCCTTCGTCAGTTAGCGACGGCGTAAAAGTAGCACCATTATCGCCAGTGTCGCCCTTAAGATCAACTGTACTTGTTCCGCTTGCAGACGTAAGCGTTAGCTCTGTTCCACTAAAACTGTGTTCAACAGAAACGCCATTATCGCCAGTGTCGCCCTTTTTACCATCCAATATTTCAAAGGTACTGCTGTCATTTTCGTTTACAACGGTTACTTTGTGCCCTCCGGAAATAGTCTCAACATTAATTGACGGAGAATAACCAGTATCGCCTTTATCGCCTTTCTCTCCGTGTCTGGCAGTAGCTGTGGTCGTTCCGTTTTCGTCTGTAATGGTGATAACTGCGCCATCTTCTGTCTCTTCAACATTGGCAGATGGGCTGTATCCATCCATAACATCAAATGTGATTAAGTAATCACCATTTTGAATCGTAACACTATGACCACCTTCTATATCTGCGCTGGAAATTGTAGCACGCGGAAGAACAAGCGTCTTATTGGCGATAGTGGGCATTTCATTATTGCTTGCAGTGAAGCTTACGATCACCCTGTCTCCATCCTGTGTAAATACCGGTTTGTAATAACCACCATCTTCGCCATTCAGGATTGTAGTCGTAGTTGTACCGGTTTTATCTGTCACAGTTAATATTGCGCCATCGGACGTCTGTCTTGTCGCAGCAGAAGGTGAATAGTTTGTCAATGTACCATTTGCAATGTATTTTTCAAATTCACTTTGAACAGTTTCTTCAACAAGTTCGACAGTGGTTCCACTGTGCTCAATCTCGTACATCTTCTGATTGGCTTCGTTAACCATCTCTACCAACTGAGCATATAACGAATTTGACACTTCTGTACTATCTGCATTTGCAAGCAGCATGTTTTCATCAATCGTTAATTCAAGATGGTTGCTTGTACCAATAACTGCGTTGTTATTTGAACCGAACAACATAAGTAGACACTTACCAGCCTTAATCTCCGCTGGCATATATGCCGCATAGTTTCCGTCAAGATACTGATTGTAGGCAATATCTCCCTGCCTGAATTGGGCAAATGTAGTCAATTCTTTCCATTCGTTCGGCAGATCAAATATAAACCTTACAAAACGCTGCGTTCCGGCGACATACCTTTTTAAGTTTGTCGTTATCTTCAACTTCTGATTAACGACAGTAACAAGTATATCCATATAATCCTCCGAACTGCATATAATAGCGTACTATATATAGATATTTCGGATTGCAAAATATACTATATATAGTGAGTTTATGCAAATAAAAAGCTGATTTTATTCTTAATATCAATGTCAGCCCTCAAGATCGCCAACGATTGGAAGACGCCTTACGCGCTCTACAAGCGTTTTAACATATCCATTGCCATGAAAAATCTCAGTATACTCTTGATACATTTCTTCAAGCGATCTCAGCTTTCCAGCGGAGATTTCGTTCAAGCTTAATGCATCATCGCATGTGTGAACAATTTGATATCGTATCTGTTTAAGATTTACTTCTCTTTGTTCTTCCAAGGAATATTTGATTTCTCGCAATGAATCCTTGATCTCTTTTAGGGTATCATCATGTTTATTAAGGAGTGTTCGTTGCTTTTCATTTTCATCCTTAATTTTGTTGTACTTGGTAAATAGTTTATAGAGCTTAATGGCAGCAGTGCAAAGTGCGGCAATTATAGCGCAGATTACAACAATCCACGCTACAATCGTACCAACCGGAATACCCGCCAATAGCTCCCATATTGATTTTGTGTCCATTACAGGCACCTCACGTTATTGTTATTTCTTATCAAGGTATACCGAAGAACAGTATCCTGCCATACCGTTGTAAGTGACCTGCAGCCACTTTGTACCATTAACAACCTGGTATTTCCCAGTGCAGACAACTGTTTTCCCCTTTGGAATAACTGTAAGCACCTTATTATCTGTACCAGCACCGTATCTCATATTTAGCTTTCCAGTAGTAACATACGCTCCAGAAATCAAACTGGTATTCTCAACAAAACTATAATAGGCTTCATTACGATTGCTGGTATAAGCATAACCCTTATCGCAACTGGGGTAAGCGATCTTCAACCATCCATTATTGTTTTTCTCTAGGACTTCAACCTGCGTTCCCTTTTTAATTACTCCATATGAAGAATATGAAGTGCCAGCACCACTGCGAATATTCATGGCCTGTTTTGCCGTCGCAGTACCAATACCCTTCCCAACATATGATGTATTTTTTGAATTGGTTGTAGTACCTACCGCCTCTTCTTCCGCATCGTCTCCGTTATCTAGAACGATGGCTGTATGCCCTTTTACGGAAGTACATAAGATGTCTCCGCGTAGCAACAGCTTGTCAGAATGAATATACTTGGATGCAGTGTACACTTTGAATAGCCCAGTCTTTTTTAATGCTGTAGCTTCGCTTGCGGTGTAGAAGTCAGGAACCTTAATGCCGTTGCCGACTTTTACACAAGCATACTGTACACAAACACGAACCAAACGAGCGCAGTCAGTTTCTGTCGGATCATCAGCCTTGGATGGATCAAATCCATTATCCTTCACATCATCCCACAGATCTTGATTCTGTAGCTGGTCGTATCCAATATTGTCATTTTTTGCAGCCTTTTCGCCTGCTTCTGCAATATAAGGGCGCATTTTAGGATCAGTACAGCGAATCAAAACCCAGTCTTTAGAATGATCGTACCAGTTACGAATGCAAACTTCTTTGCCAGTCTGATCGCCAGCCGTACCTCGAATCGTGCCATTTTCAGATATAGAAGCATGTGCTAATCTTACGCTCATGTTACTATCCCTCCAATACATAAGTAATAAAGTGCAGATACATTATGCTGCATCTGCACTCTCAGTCTTGTTTCCCGCAATAATCTCACGAAGAGTATTAAGGGAATTATCAATTTCTTTGTCAATCCATTGAATGATTTCTTCCTGATTGGCTATCTTTTTCAGAATGGGATATTCTGCATATACCCTTGCAATTACCTGTGAGCGCTTAATGCTCCCAGCTTTATTCCATTCCTCAAAATCCATTTCAGCATCAGTAATCAGTTTAAGAATGCTTTCACGAATATACGATTTTGCAATTTCAACCTTTTCTTCATTGCTCTTGACAACGTAACTTTTTACTTTTTTGACCAGCCCAATAATAAGGCCGATTGTCACCATAATCGCAGTCCAGTTGTTGCTGATAAATTCCAGAAATCTGTTTAATCCATTTAGAAAATTCATGCCGCTTCCTCCATTATTCAAATGCCACAAAACCATCAAGATTCATAATGTCAATAGGCGTCAACTTCTGATTCTCCATTGCGTCAAGCGAAATGGTAATGGGTTTGAATTCAATTTCAGGTTCAAAATCTCCAAGCTCTTCTAACTCGCCTCTGAATCCAATAAGTCCTTCTCGATCTTTAAAACGAATTGCACCATCATCACCAATCGTGCCACCGTATTTTTCCATTAGCTTGCGCTCCTGTTCGGCTTCAAACTTATAGGATGGTTCAAGTTGCTTCATCAATAGATATACATTATGTGAATCTCGGATAGGGAGAGGCATATTTGCAATGCGGTTCAAAGCATTGTATGCCTTGTTAATCTGATTCTGTTTCATGTTTTTCTCCTTCTTTATGTGTTATGTGAATTGGCAAGTGGTAACGCCATGTGTATGAATTTCAGATCCACTGGAATCTGTTCCAAAAGCAATCCAATAGATGTAAATGTATCCAAGGGAAGAGGGGCTTGAGCAGTTTGTTGCTACTCTAAATGTACACGAACCTGTTCCGTGCATATTTATCATGCAGTTTACAAACTCTCCGTTGCTCAACGAGGAATAAGTAGCAGTCTTTGCAGTAGCTACAACCGTAGGCTCTGAAGCAAAGCTTACTCCATAAGTTATTCGTGTGGTGATAGAAGTCCACGTTCCCGTACTTCCACTGGAAGATTCGCCAGAACTGCTGCTGCCAGATACGAGCACCCAATCACCACTATTGTTGTAGTAAGTTGCGCCCGGAATCATGCATACTTGTCCATCTACGCCAGATAATGGCAAACTCGATTTGTACGAAACGCCAAGCGTATTCAATGCAGTTTTAGCCATACTTGAAGTCATACCCTCATGGAATACTCTGTATGTACTGTATGTTCCACCAACTGCAGTTCTTAACGCCAAGGCATCATCGAGGCTAGACTTGTAGTTTGCAGATCGTACTTCCAGCATTCTTCTGTTATTGCCAGATGTATCATCATATATTGAAATTGAAGTAGCACCCTGATAACTGGTTTCCAAAACGCCAACCTTGCCAGTAGAAGTATTGTTGTACGTCGGATATAGTCGAATAGTCGGATAGTATGTGTTCTGCATTGTTAGTGTGCCGGTCATCGTTCCGCCTGCAAGTGGCACATAATCTCCACTTGTTGTTTCACCGGAACTTGAACCGGGCAAATAATAAGGAATACCTCCTACAATGGGGCATGCAACGTATCCGCCACTTGAAATCTGAGATGTCGTTGTAATACTGCTATTTCCAGATTTCACAATACCATATGTGCTTGAATTTGCTGTCGGAACATTAATTGTTCCGTCCAGATCAACGCTAAGCGTAGAACCGATAATTACGCCGCCCAAATTTGTTTTGTCGGCAGGTGTGAGGACAAAGCCAGTGCCACTGCCGCCAGCAATTGCTTGCCAACCGCCGCCAGACTTCACATATATTCCATGCTCGCCCGTCATGGCTTCGCCAGAATAGATGCTCCCAGTCTTGATCCACATCAGCGAATTCGCAGATTTGGAATAGAACAGTAGATAATAGGAACCCTGTGTGATGGAAAGCCCGTCAATACATGTTAGCGTAATGCTTGCACTACGATCTACGTTTGTACTCTTATTCCATCCAGATGGCGGCGTATAGGATGTGTTTGCAACCTCCGTATTTGTGTTGCCGCTTGCGCGGAAGAGCTTAATCTTAATGGGGTTAACAAGTTTACTTTCATAAGGCTTGTCTCGGCTTGCGCCAGAAGGCCACGTGTTAAAAGTAAAGTTTACCTGTATTGAAGATAGCGAAGAAATACCAGAAAGTGTGATATCAAAAGGAATCAAATAACCAGCATGTGCGGAAGATACTGTACCTGCGCCAACACGCGCATATCCGCTAATGCTATCGCCGTCCAGACCGGTTGTATTCCAATACTCAAGCTTTATGCCGCAATAGGTATCATCTCTGTAAGTTTTATAAGATGCAAGTGCCAAATAGCCAGGGTTAGAATATCCGGAATTGTATTGGTGCGATGTAACGACTGCGCCCGACATGGATGCAGACGCTGTTCCATCGGAATACAATGTGCAGATATCGCCATTTGTTGTACCGCTAATTCGTTCCATGGCCGCTTCCGATGCAGCTCTGTAAAATCCAACCAGCATGCCGATAGCGCCTTTATCGCCGCCGCCAGTGCCGCCATTTTCAACAGGAAGGATAAAGTCACTTGAGAATTTTACGTTTCGACCGATTCTTAACTCATAGCTGGTTACGCCATCGTAGGTTGAAGACGAAATTTCAAAGATATTGTCTGCGCCTTCTGAATCTGCGCGAACAATAAAGGCACCTTGTATGCTGATGCCATCTGAACCAATATAAGTACCGCCCGTAGAATAAAGCGTACTTGCACTTCCGCTGTATATGGCACCGCTCTTGATCGTCCATCCGCCAGCTCCGCCAATATATCCTGTATTGGCATAAATATCGCCAGTAATCGACAATACCCCTGTTGATTTGGTATATTTAAATGCACTACCGCCAATGCTGATACCATCGGTTCCAAGATATGTTCCACCACTTGCGCCAAGCGATGAAGCTGTACCATTGTAAATGCTATTGGTGCCAATGACCCATCCGCCAGTTCCGCCAATGTATCCTCCGAGCGCAGTAATATAACCGCTCAAATACATATTGCCGTTTTCGTAATAAAGCATAGATGAATCATCTGAACGGAAGAATCCCATTGCATCATTCATTACTTGGAAATAGGTATTGTCTTTGCCGGTTATTTTCAGGCCAACTTTTTCGTTTAACAGCAGTTCATTGACATTAGAATTTGTAAAATAGATGCCAGTAGTGCCATTATAAATGCTGTTGGCAAAGATTCTTGCAGCCTCCGCTTCTTCAGAAGCACTATCCGCCAATACTTTTGCATTGTCTGCAGATGTTTGTGCAGAGTTTGCTTTTGCGAGTGCATTAAGCGCCTCTTGCTTTGCTGCGTCAGCAGCCTCTTGTGCGTCTACAATTGCTTGATCTTGATAAACGACCCATTTGGTTCCGCTCCAACGATATAATTTGTTACCTTCGGAAGTGTTAATCCATAGATCGCCTATGGCTGTTGCAGTCGGCTGAGTAGATTGTGCAAACGTAACAATTTTTCCATCTGCGGTTGATTGTGCGTCACTGGCAGCATCCAGCGCGGCCTTAAGTGCCTGATTTGTAATATCAACCCATCCACTGTTTGTATATCGAAAAATCTTACCATTCGCAGTATCATACCAAATATCATTTACTGCAGGATCGCTTGGCTTTGCACCGTAATAAGTAGTAGTCTTTCCGTCAATGCAGTCGGTAAGTTCTGCTTTTAATGCGTCAAGCTCTGCCTTGGTCATTTCATCAATATAATCTTCAATTGGAGTTTCCTCATCATCTCCGCCAAGGATTCTTAGGCTTGTCGCTACAACTTCGCCTGTAAATTTCCCTTCTGCTGCTTCAAGCGTACCGATAAAATGAAGATTGCCTGCATTGTCCGCGTAAAGTAGATTAACGTATTGCTCATTCCCGTCAAGGTCATAATCCTTGCGACGTATCACAAATACATTTTTATCCTCTGGTACATTTTCGCCATTGGTTGTAAGCGTCAAACCATGCTGGTCGAGAACGATGCTGTTGTTCTGATTATAAATGCCAACTTTTTCACCAAGGATTAAATTACCTACCAGTGTATCTGCAATTACGCCATATGATTCCTCTAAGTCTCCAGTTTCGGGATTATAGAATGTAAAATCACCAATGCCAGCCTTGGAAGTCAGCCATCCATCATCCGTCAAATATAAACCACGGTTGATGATCTTTAACTGCTTATCATCATAATCATCTGTAATCGGCAGATACTGTCTGCATAGAAACCCTCGTTCATCCCATGTAATATTCTGGTCTTTGGCACTGTCTACAATCTTCATCTTCGTCAATGCCAAGCCTTCAGTTACCCAGCCATCAAGAAACGTCTGTGTTTTCTTTGCGCTTCCAGCCTGTCGCTTCACAGAGTCATAAGAAGATGCCATGGAATATGCTTGCCGCAATATACTCTCACTGTCGCTTGAAGCATCTGCTGCACGGATAACATCTGAAAAGGTTATGGAAATATTTTCTAGATTATCATAATCTATCTCGTATGAAATCAGCCTGAGTCTGTAAATTTCACCGTCAACATTAATTCGAAGCCAGTTGCCCACCTTGAAATTATCCACAATCACCTTAAATTCTGGCATTACAAGTAGATTCTTTAGCGTCGCAGTGATTGAATGCTGCAGAGTCGCAGATTTAACCAATTCTTTCTTGGCAATCTCCATGAATTCCAATGCGTTTGCGAATAACTGTGCGTTGTCTAGACCATCCGAAATGTAGTTTTCATTGCGAAAAGTGGATTCTCTGCGGTAAGTATGGAATTCCTTCCATAGATCCGTTCCAAGATATGCTTCGAAATTCAAGGCGTCCTGAATGGCATTATTTTCATCAATAATCAAGTTTTGCAAGCCATCAGCAATCAGATCGCCATCTCGATCAAATGAACCAATAATAATGGCAATTTCGCTTTCTCGTAATTTCATTTCAGCCTGTATTGCCATCAGCTTTTGATAGTAGGGGAGATAAATTGTCTGATAAAGGTCTTGCTCTTGGCTTGCCCATGTCTCATCATTTGCAACGCCTTGCTCAATTAAGATATCAAGGCATGCTTGACAGGCATCGGCAAAGCTCTGTAGGCTTGTTAAACAGTATCTGCGGAGTCTGACCTTAAAATTACCCAGGCTCAGTTTGAAAAGTCCACTGATCTCAGTCGGACTTTCTGATGCGCCGCTTACAGCCTTTTCAAGTCGCTGATAAATGAAATCTGTATAGTTATCAGTGATCGTTATACTTATAGTAGAACTGTCGGCGGTGTCTTCCTCGTCAGAATAATTTGTAACTGTAAATACGCCGCTCCATACGTTGCCGCTATAATTGCTGCTCTTTACTTTTACCTGATACCGTGGATCAATCAGCGTTTTGGCCATTGCCAGAACAGAGCTTGTCGCAGTTGCATGCGAACAAATTGAAAGATCTGTCACAGCCACGGGGGAGAGTGCGCCCGAAGTAAGCCTGTCTGCCTGATCATCAGCGCTCGTGTCTGAAATTTCCACGCTCGGCATCAATGTGTTCTGCAAGATATGATAAAAATCAATTGTATCGTAATATGCGTTCATCAGCGCCGGATAGCCGACGATGGGCGATGCTATGGTTCGAATGCCTGCCCTGTATTCGCTATATTTTTCAACAAGGTTGTTGTACGCTGATAGCACATCTGCCCTGAATGAAATTTTGTGCTCAAGCTGATAGTATCGGTAGAGATCATCATAGCTTTGCAGACGCGATCTTAAACCGTCACTCATGTCATTCCTTGTGGAATTCGGGAAATACCATATATAGCCACTGCCGTTTGGGTTGCAGTTAACTAGCGTAGCGGTCATCAGATCATCACCGGCTTCAAGTTTAAAGCAATTCTTTACGGATGCATTGTCTGATGCATATGTAATCCCATCTGCAAGGTTTTCTTTAGAAATATAAATCCCCGTATCTTCACCATAGCCAAGGCGTATGTTTTCACTTTCGCAGTTTGAACATGTGTGAAGGAACTCTCCACGGGTTTTGCAATCATAGCAATAAGATTCCAGATCATAAATGCTGATCTCGCGCTTTATGCCGCCATCGCTATTCATGCCAGAATCAATGATGAAGATACAGTTTATCTCTGTGGCAATCTCCTGAAATGCATCATAAATGCTGATTTCGTTAAACTCAAAGGTGCGCTGAATCTTCGCAATGCTGGCATCCACATGTTTAATCGTGTAGTGTGGCGCTTTCTCCATTATGCGGTTCAACAGAGACGCATTCGGATTTGTTTCATCAAACAGAACCGTTACCTCATAATCGTCTCTTGAGATATCGGTTTCAGTATTAATCTCTATACCATAAAGATTGATCTGAGAAAGTTCCGCTTCGCCAATGGATACAGCAGAAATATGTTTAATTACTTCTGCATCATCAACAAATTCTACATAGATTTCAAACCAACGATCATACTCTGGACAATAGATTAGCCGAAAATCTTGAACTTCATCCCAAACGGGGTTTATCAGTTCACCTATATACTTATGAACTTCAAATTTAAAGTCAAAGCAAGCGTTTAAGGAATCTACAGCTTTTAGATTATAAGCAACGACTGATCCAAGCCGCTTTCCTCCGCGTGTTGACAACATTAAAGTTGGCTGAATTACGTTATACGAATTATCAAATTTTATTTTCACTGCCAAGCGCCATCACCTCTCTTTCCTCTGTTACGGTACATCTTTGATGATCGGGTCATATTGAATATCAATAATACATGGTAAACTAACGGAGATTATATTGCTTCTGTCCTCAAGGGAATTCTCAATGCGCAAAAAGTGGAAATTGAAATCATTGTATATTTCGTGTGCGCTATCTGACGAGACTAGAATCTGTTCATTTCCCTGAATGGTAATGGTTTCGCCTTCTGTGCAATTCAAAATCTCCATGAGCGTACCGTTAGTCAGATTCTGAATCCTTAAATTACCGCCTGCATTACATATTACCGTAATATCTGGATAAATATATCCAATTTCGTCTGACCTATCAATGATTTCAAATTCTTCGCCTGCATGAATAATTGTTTTTAGATATTGTTCTCTTTCGCCATACCCGAACGGCCTGTTCGTTTCCATTGTTAGTCGGAGTCCAAATAGCTTTTTGTGAATCTCTATCTTGTCTATATTAAAACTCGCATCAAAATAGCAAGGGCTATGCTCCAAAGCGTCTTCGACCACCACCTGAAATTTCAGGAACTGCTTCCGATTAAGCCATCTTACCAGATCCCTGAACTCATCGTTGCTGATCTCCATATCGCTTGGTTGATACAAATCGGGATTCTTACAAATGTCAAATGTAGTTTGAATACATTCGTCATATTGAGTACCGACACTGTATCGTATTTTACCCTTGTGGTTTGAAACAGTATTAAATACAATCTTTGAACCTGCATTTACAATATCGGCACCGGATGGACTATTAAAATCACAGATGATAAATCCATAATCGCTCAAATGCTGTCCATCATACTCAAAATCTAAAGCATACATAGTACATCCGTACCTTTCTTAGTTTTGTAGCATAGAATGAGTTTTAGGTCTTCATTCCGACCAATTGAATGGGTTTAATGCCTCCATTCCGGCTGTACATGAAAAGGGGAGGGCAGTCAAACCCTCCCGCTTTCCTAAAACCATCAAGTCCAATGGTATTTATATTTTTCCAGTTTACTCTTTCCCATCATACGGTCAGTTGTCATGGACTGAATAAACTTTTCAAACTTGCCGTCATGCTGCATCTTATACATCAGATCATTATAATCATCAACATGGTCAATCGGCATATTGAATTCAAAGTGATTCGTCACGCTACCGATGCTCTCACCGCCAGCCGGTTCGCCCATCCTTGAATACAATTTTTCCAGAGCAACCGTAGTATCCATTGCCCTGCTCATCACGTGCAGGTTATTCGCCAGCTTAGAGAAATTCGTAGCCTGATCCGGCGTCAGAACTGCTTCACCACGTTTCAGCGTGTTCACAGTAATTACGTCATCGCCCTGCATCTGAGCAATTCTTTTCAGTTCGCCTACATAGCCGCCTTCGCTAAAGCCCTGAATCAGCTTGGAACCATTCTTTGAAACCCAAGCCTTTTCGCCCTTGTAGATAATGGAATGCCAGTTGCCTACGGTTTCTCCGCCGTATTCAAATGTCTGGCCTTCCTTTACCGTACCGATGTCCTTGTAGCTCTTGCCTGCACCTGTTCTTACATTCCATCTGCCGTCCAGAATTTCAACCTTCATCGGCTGAGTTTCGGGTTCGTCCGGTTCTTCCGGAGTAGTCGGAATTGAAGGAGGTGTTATCGGCTCCGTGCTTTCAGGCTCGGTTGGAATGGTAGGCGTTGTGGTGGTCGTATTCGTAATTGTTTCGCCAGCAGTTGTATTGCTGCGCAGAACCATAGAAGAAACGTTGGCGGAAATACCGTTCAGCACAGCATTCAAGCTCGTAAGCTGAGTAGTGAAATCCGTGCCATACTTGGTAATAACGCCGCTGATACCACCATCGCCAGACCAGATAGCGGTCATGGTGTTTGAAAGCTTCAAGCCCAGCTTGTCGCTGACCGTTGTGATCGTATCCTCAATCGTCTTTGAATCGGCGTTGATTGCGTCGATCATGTCAGAAATCAAGGCGTCTGTATCATCAAGACGTTGATTCAGAACGGCTTCGTAATCTGAGTAGAGGTCGTCAAGAAGCTTTTTCTGGTCTTTGATGTACTGGTCATACTGACTTTCTGCCAGTTCATCTTCGGCTTCTGCAAGCTCAACCTGCAGTTTTTGAATTCTGGCCTTGTTTTCCTCAGAAGTATCATTGGCGTATGCACTCAATTGCTTCTGAAGCTTCTGTACTTCCGAGGATTGCTTCTTGATCTTTTTCTGATAATCATATAGGTCTTTGGCGCTGTCAAGAGATTCTTCATAGGCGTCAATCAGTTCCCGCAGTGAATCCAGTTCCAGATTGATACCTTCCTCTACCATGTCGATGATCGCTTGCTTTTCTTCCTCTGCCGCAGAAACAGATTCATGCTGCAAACTCAGCAGTTCTTCCCTGCGCTCAATCAGGTCAGTATTGTAAGGATCATTGGCAATCTGCTTGTCGATCTTTTCTATCTCATCGGCATACTTTTCTGCCTGTGCAAGATAAGTATTATAATTCTGACCATGCAAGCCCATTGCAGCCATACCTTCATCAGTTAGCTGTCCGCGCTCAGTGTAGAGGTCTGAGTTTTCCAACAGAGAAATCAGCGTGTTCGCTTCATCTGTAATCTTGGAAATGCGGTCTTGCACATAGTCGAAGTAAGACCATTCAAGGTTTTGTATCTCTGCGCCATATTCGGCAACGGCAACCTGGCTTTCCTGAATTGCTTCCTTGGTATCATTGATCTGAATCTGCATTGAATACCAGGCTTCGCTGCCTTCTTCAATTTCACCAGAATTGATACCTTGGCTCATAGCCTGAATCAAATCAGCCAATCGCTTTTCAGAGATGCCTTGCTTGGATTGTTCAACTGCCTGCAGCTCCTTGTAGAAGTTAATGCTTCCGAGGTAGCCCTGTGCGTCAAGTTGAGCAATGCCGTTGTTAATGGTATTTGCCCTGTGCTCTTCAAGCGCAAGTTCGTTATCCATCTGGGTAGTGATGGTGTCGAATCGCTCCTGATAAAGAGAAGCAAGGGATTCATGCAGTTCATCAATCGCATCCTTGCAGTCAAGGGCTTTTTCATCGTTATCTTTAGTTGGTTAGCTACACCAACTGGATTGTTAATCCCACATAGTTTCCTATGTGACGAGACTATATCTTCTACACTAAAAATAACAGTATGATATTGACATAACAATAAATCTACATATAATAAAGATGTGGAAACCACCGTCAGGTCAGGGTTCTTTTCGTATCGTTTTCTGCCTTGGCGGTTGATGGTAAAAGGGCGGTTGCCTCCTAATTCGACACTCGCGTGAGCTGAAAGGAGGTGCAATGTGCGGCTCCCGACGAGAATACTTTTTCGGAGGTGAATTGCGCATGAAAGCTATTTCATTTATGGGAGACCTTTGTGGCATCTTAGGATTTATCCTAACGATTCTATTCCGTGTAATAGACTCTTTTAAATGGAAAGCGAGCCGTCTCGCTACAGACGACTCGCTTAGGGGTATCTGAGGTCGTAAGCCTCAATGCCTTTGTATAAGCCTGTTTCTCGTGGCGACCGTCTAGGTTTCCACATCTTTATTATATATAGCATTTTTTATCGTGTCAAGATACATTTTGAGTATATTTTAGGTAGTCTACCTTTTCGAATCGCCAATCGCTTGCGATCCTACTCCCTTGCGGGATAGTCGTTGAACGTTCCCCTGTTCAGGGCTTCGCTGCTGATTGCCCAATCCTTACGTTTTTCAAACCATCGCACTTCGGTTTATTTCATCCGTATGCTGTGGTTGTAAGGCTCTAAGGGGTTTCCAGCAATTAAATAGAATACCCCTATTCGTTACCGAATAGAGGGGCAATTTGTTTACCATTCTGTATAAGAGTCTATAAGTTCAGCGGTTTCCTCGTCATATTCCTTGATGTCGATTGTACCGTCATGAACCTTCTTTTTCAGTTCGTCAGACAGGCCAACAGAATTTGCTTCCTGCATATAGCGCTCAAAACCAGCCTCTTGAATTGCCAATTCTTCACGCATCTTGCGCATCTGTTCTGTTGCCGCTTCAAGTCTCTTGGGAAGCGGCTTAAAAATGCTGGCAAATGCATTTGCAGCCTTTTCAACCAGACGCTGAATGCGACTGATAGCAACTTCGATCCAGTCTTTGATGGAAGGATCGGATTCTTCATCGGAAGAGCTACTGGAAGAACCTTTGTTTGAGGAACTACTACCTGATGGTTTAGTCGTTACCTGACCACCGATGATAACCGACCCATTAGCCGTGCCACCATACTCAGTATTGGACGCAAAAGCCGTACCCTCAGCAAGTGCTTTTCCTCTCGGCGTAATGCCTGAGATTTTACCATTTTTCAGCAATTGCTCTGTCTGCTTATGGTTAAAGATTATGTCGCCCTTCTTGTATTGGAAGAATTCTGCGCCATAATCGCCGATGGTGAAGTATTTGCCGTTACGTCAAATATGTTTCGCTGGTTCGCTACGCCAGCGAGGAATAAAACCTCTCATGCTTTCACATGAGTTCAGACTATATCTTTGTGTAAATGATGATTGATGATTGTTTCTATATTGTTGTATTCCCAGTATGGGAAACGAATTAATTCGATTTTGTGCTTATGACAGTAGTTTGTTTTAATTTGATCATGCGCCTGTATGTATGAGAGAGTATTACCGAATTTGCCCTTGTCCATGAAGTGTTGCTCGCCATCAAATTCAATGCACATATTCTGGCTGGGAAGATAAAAATCAAACGGAAGTGGCCTTATATCCCTACAATCCTGAAATATCTTTTCCTGCACATAGGGTATATTCATGTTCATAAGATGATTACGTATCTTTCTTTCGCCATTACTTTCTATATGAGAACACTCAGGGCATACTTGGCCTCCATGCTGTACAAACAAAACCAGCGAGGTAATAAAAACGCCTCCGCATCTGTTACACAGAATACGAAGGTTTTTTCGATATTGATTTATATACTCACTCTTATTAAGCAGCAACCCGCCTAACTGTGTAATTCTATTCTCCACTTCATCAATAGACAGACTGAACTGTTTTGAAGCTTTATCCTTTGCACAACCGGGACATCCTTTTCCGATTTTGAAATTTGAAACCCTCATACGTTGTTTGCCGTGAATAGGGCATAAGTAAGTAATATAGTCAGTATTCCTTTTGATCTCTGATAGATCACCGATAATCTCATAGCCTTTTTGATCGGCTACTGACATAATCCCATCTATATGCGCTTCTTGCCTGTCGCGTAGTGTTGAATTTGCCTTTGCATTACCAGCCGCAGTCCGACCACACGCATAGCACGCCTTTCCTTGAAGAATATTGGTTACTTTAGTACGCTGCTTGCCATGTTTAGGACAAATATAGTATATATCACTTTGAACATTGGCAATATCACTTTCATTAGAAATAAGCACATACTCATTTTTGTCGCACCATTCTTGGATCTTTGAATAATGTGATAGGCGTCGGCGAAGAATAGTTGCTTCATTGATTTTTTCGCCAGAACATTTTTGACATGCTATCTTTTGCTTATTTCTTTCTACAACACGATAAGCTTGATATGGTTTGGAAAACGAAGCTCCGCAATAATCGCATATTACCTGTACATGCACATTGGACTTATCCATTAAATCTTCTGGATGAACAATAAACTTCTCTCTATACTTTGTAAATTGATAACCTTTAGATTCAAAATGATTTCTGTTCTTCGGATTCCAACTTACTTCTATTTCTTGATTTTCAACTAAAATATTGATTCACCACTTATTGAATGTATTTCAATCATTCATTTACACATCTACCTTTTCGGATCGCCTATCGCTTGCGATCCTACTCCCTTGCGGGATAGTCGTTGAACGTTCCCCTGTTCGGGGCTTCGCTGCTGATTGCCCAATCCATTCGTTTTCAAGCATTTACGTTCAGGCTTATTTCATCCTCACGCTGTAGCCGAATGGCTCTAAGGGTTTTCCAGCAATTAAATAGATTATTTGTTCTGCTTGTTGCCAAACAGTGTGGCATCGTAATACCACGATTTCGCGCCCCAACTCACCACCGAGAGCAGTTCCAGAACGCTTAGTACTCCAATCGCCTTGTGCATATGCAGTGCCACTTGCATACGGGCCGACACCGGGAGTGGGACTGCCAGAAGTATTGGTACTTGTAGTGGTCTTATTAACGGTTTTATATACGTTTGTCCAAGTAACAGTACCACTTGCTTTAAACTCCGTCTTGACCTGGGTTTCATCGTTTTTATTCCAGAATACTGTGCCAAATGCACGCTTGCGTATTCCTTCATATCTGACGATTGCTTTGGCGTCGTTGCTCCATTTTACAATGCCAGTAGCGGTATGATCTGCATTCAGGTATTCATCAACCAACGTAGAATCAACGCCAGCTTGAATGAGCATTTCAGGAGTGACTTCTTTAAGCTGTGCATTTAATTCTTCTGTAGATGCCGTTGGATCAATACCAAGTTTTGCAGCAATTGCCCGTTCCTCACTGCTGAAAGAAGCAATAATTGTATTGATTTCAGTTTCAAGCTGTTTTGTATCTGCTCCAAGGGAAGCCTTGAGCTGCATGTCGTTATGGCTATTTCTCAGGCGTTCAAGCTTGCGCAGTGTTTCACCAACCGTTCCGTCAATATCGCCCAAATCAATATTGAAAATGGTTGGGGTTTCCAGCGCTTGCTTTTGCAGTATCAACGCAGAGAGGACATATTGCGCTTCTTTTGCACCTTCAGCCTCGATGTCAATATTTCCGTCTTCATCTCTGAATTCATCAAGCGCCTTTTCAGCTTCTTTGATCTGTTCTTCAACACGCGCTACATTGGTAGTATCAAAATTGAATTGATAATCTGTTGCGCCCATAGAGTTCAGTGCTTTTGCTGCTTTATCGGCCTTTGTGGTGATTGTGTCGAGATCACCATACTTCATATCAAGCTCTACATCGAAACCATAGTCCGAGAGCTTGCGCATGATGATTTCAACGGCTTCCGCGCTGATTCCAAGTTCTTTGGCTACTTCTGAGAAATCATCAATATTGATGTCCCAAGAATTGTCTTCATTTAGCGTCGCCCAACCCTTTCCAAGTTTCTCAACATCGTTAAGGAAGTGCAATACGCCGTCTGAGCTATCTTTGAAGTACCGCTGCATCTTGGGGTAGGATTCCTCGTATATGGATACAAGGTCAGCGGATGAAGCACCACTCAGGTCTTCATCGGTCATGAGTTGAACAGCGGATCTGAACTTATTGGTTCCGATCAAACCATCTTCATATAAACCCTTTATGTCTTCAAGGCCACCCGTGATGCCATCATACATGTCGCCTTCTTCGCCCATACTCTGTGCCTGTTCCCATTTACGGTAAGCGGAAGTCAGGCCGTCGTACTGTGAAATCAGGTCGGCTGTATCGTTAATCTGTGCAGCAATTTTGTCGCGCTGTGCATATAGATCAACCGTGCTTGCAGTATTACCGGCAGCATTAATCTGTTTTGTAAGGTCTTCATACTGCGCAATCAGTTCATCCATCTTATCGGATGTTTTCTGCTTTGTGAATTTCTCGTACTCACTTTCCAGTTCGCGCAGTGCCTTGGTATTCAGATGAATGCCGTGCTGGGTGCGTTCAAACAGGTTTGTAGTATCAACACCCGATAGGGAAGCATACCGCTTTTTCAGGTTTTCTATGGATTCAGCAGCCAAGCCCGTTGAAGAAACGGATTCCTTGATTGCAGTGAACAGGTTGTCCATACCTTCTGCCTCGGCATTGATGTCAATGGCAAACTGAGTTTCACCAACGACTTTGCCAACAGCAAGAACAACTTCCATGAAGTCTTCAAGCTCTTTGCGGTCTTCTTCGGAATCGCATTTACCGAATTGCTCATTGAAGGCTGCAATTACATCTGCGTCCATGGAGCCTAGAAGATCAATAATTGCACCTTCTAAATCCTCGCTCTTGCCTTTGAGTTCGGGGAATTCGTCCATGAGCTTGTACATGTCGATGGGTTCAAGGCCATCTTCCTGTACCTTTTTGAGCGCGTCTTGCAGGGTTTGTGCGTCTGCGATGTAATTGTCAATAGCTGTGTCAAAAGTATTTTCCTCAACTTCAATCGCAAACGACTCTTTTATACTGTCTGCGTATTCCTGAGTAATAGTTTTTGCCTCTGCCAGCTTATCAATATAGGAGTTTACCCAAGTTGTTAGGAAATCAGATTCGTAAGTAATGGAGCCATCATCGCCAAAGGTGAAGAAATCCTCCAGCGAATAACCTTCGCCTAGTACATCTAAAAGACTAATCGCCTTTTCCAGAGCTTCATTAAATGTGAAGTTACCGCTATTTAGGAAATCTAAGTAGTTGGACACATTGGACACTCGATCAAGCGCATTAGACATCGCATCTAGTTCATCTACGGTGTCACTGAAACCCATATTCAACGCCGCGTCAAGTGTAATCGCCTGTTCAACGGTAAGGTCGCCGGCTCCATCTTTGAACTCGTTCAAAGCATTTACGTATGCTGTTTTTACGGCATCTGTATCAATGATAATCTTGCCATCAATTACTTTGTACATACCCTTGACAGTCTCTTCGTCAAAGGTATTCATCAATTCCAGAAGAGTTTCAACGGAATTGCTTCCGTTCTCAACAAGTTCTTCCTGAACCTTGCTTACAAAATCAGAAGCGTCGCCTATTCCTTCCATGGCTTCGGCAAAACTGTGGAATGTCAGAGGGGCTTCTTCGGAAAATCCAACTATGCTGCGAAGCGTTTCCAAATATGTTTCTAGTGCAGCAATGTTTTCTTCGGTGAGCTCCATGTCCTCTGCCATTTTGCCCACATATCCGAAAAGATTATCATAACTTGATTCGGAATACCAACCTTCAAGGCCAACAATTTCCCGTCGTGCCCGTTCAATTGCCTTCTCATAACTGCCAGTTTCAGCAAGCAATTGATTTAGATCTGCTTCTAGCAACCTGTCAAGATCAAAAAAGTCCTTGTCATCAAAGTTACCGGATTTAATCTTTTCAAGCGCATCATCAAGCTTCTCAATATCTTCAAGATAGCCATTGATTGTGTCTGAAACGTCATCGTCTCTTTCTGGATCATTGAAGAATATCTCGTCAAAGGATTTGCCTTTGTATTCAGAATCTCTTTCTAGTTCTTCGTAGAACCCATCGTATCTTTCGTACTGCTTCAAGAGATCATCTACTGCTTGGCCTACTTCAATTCCGTAAGTAACAAAGTCACCCGAACTTAAAAACTTGCCGCTAGAGATTACAGCTTCTCTGATGGCATTATTAAATTCTCGGAATTCCTCGGTTGTTTCAGGTAAACCTTGCTCATTTACAACTTTATTGAAAGCAGAATGTACTGCCGTAGCATTCGCTTCGTCAATCAGCCCTTGTAAGGTCGTATATTCATCTTCGAGCTCTTCAATTTTATCGCCAATATGTTGAAATATGTTGCTTGCAAACAGCTCATCTTCATCATAAAGACCTGAACCTAAGCCTTCGATTAAATCATCACGCAACTCAATCAGGTATTCGTAAGCTTTAACCGCATCGTCTGACGTTTTAATTTCTCCGAGTTCGATAACACCACGGCCAAGTATACCATCAGTAGTGCCAACTTTGTGTCCAGCTTCGCGTAAGTATTCAACAAACGGCGCATCTTCCTTGCCATATCTTACAGCATCAAATCTAAAAAAGCCGTCTCCTGCGGCTTTAAGAAGTTCTTCTTTAGCACCTTGAATGCCAGAAACTATGTTTGCGTATTCGGTATCGAGCGCCTTCTGGGTAGCCTCGTCTATTGTTCCATTAAGAGCATCATAATCATCAATTAGCTTTTTGATCTCGGCATCTTCAAAGCCTAAAGCCGCGAGAAGAGCTTCTGTAGCCGAAGTGAAACTTTCTTTTGAACCAGTACCCGACTCATAAGCCAATTTTGCATCATCATATGACGAATAGAGATCGCGAATACTAGACGCTTCTTCCTTGGCCGCTTCAGCGGTTTCAATAGCTTCATTGCGAAGCTCTTTTTCGTGGTTAATAAGCGAACTAATTCCAGAAACAATAGCAGTTACGGCAAACGAAATGGCAAGGGTCTTAAGAGTAGAAATGACCGCATTTGCAGTAGCAGTTGCTGCCGACAAAGCAACCGTAGCAGTTTTTGATTTAACTAAATATCCAATATAACCCTTGAATGAAGCTTTTGCTCCATTTAAGCTTGTAAGATATTGTCCTAAAACATTGTTGCCATTACCGACCGAATTTATATATTCCGAAGTTTCTAAACCGGTAGCCGATATCCCATTATTATATCCGTCGATCAAAGAGCGAATGCTTTTAAAAGACTTTCCTGCGGCTAAAGTTGATACCTGCAATTCTCTTTGCTGTTTTGAAAAACTATCAACTTTTATACTTAATGGATCAACAAGTTTTGCATACTCTTTGGCTGCAATGCTTGCACCATCCATTGCTTTTGCCAAAGCTACTTCTTTGGGAATATGTGCTTTAACAAGTACACCGTAGCGCCTTAGTGCTTTTTCGTCTACTTCAAGTTGTTTTGAAAAATCAGCCCCATAACCGAATTTTTCAACAGAGAATAGCCCCTTAATAGAATCCGATATTGCTATTTTACTTTTTCCAAGCTCGTCCTGGACAATTTTGAATATCAATACTGTAAATATAAAAGCGATGCTTGAAGTCGCTTCATTGACATTGCTCGAAAAATAAGTATAATTAACATAACATTATTACACAATTAGGAGGATTGAAATGGGATATATCTACTATTGTCCTGTATGCGGATGCGATCAATTTAGAGATGCAGCCAAATGTACGCATTGCTATAATCCAGTACGACCCGTACAGTCTAGATATGAATACGAATACTATCAAAGAAAAGCTTTTATGCAATACGGTAGTTCTTCGGAATGGAAACGTGTATTGCAGGAAGAAGAGGTCAAATATCATCCTCTTTATAACGGAAGAACAGCCTCTCAAAGAAAGACTACCCAAGAAATTGAGCAACATAATAAAGAGATTTTAGACAACTTAGCCTCTAAACAATTAGAACAGCTTAAGTATTCTGCTTCTACCAACCAACCCAAATGCCCCACATGCAATTCCGCCAACATTCAACGCATTTCCACTCTCAAACGTGCTACACATGGCTACCTATTCGGCATTTTCAGTAACACTGCAAGATCTCAGTTTGAATGCCTTAACTGTAAGTATAAGTGGTGAGTGATTCTGATCCGTCGAAGTAAGGAAGGCGGTTACAAATGAGCAGAGGATCTAGGGGTGGCGATTTCCCAATATGGGCATCCGTTGGGCTTTTAATATGTTCATTCGTGTGTCCATTTCTGGTAATTCTACTGCTTTTCTTATCCTATAAGCCAAGCCAAAGCGCTAGGGATCGTATCTCGTTAATGCAAGGCATACTCGTTATCGGCGGCGCGATCCTTGCCGCAATTCTCTGCCCGATAATTGTAATCGTCGGTTGTGCAGTCGATGGCATTTCATACACGTTTAGTGAATATGGTTTTGCTTTTGCGGTTGTAATCATGGATATACATCTGGCATTACATCTCTGGCACAAACGTATTGCCGCAAGAAATACATCGGTGCTTGGCGAGGATGAAACAACTTCCATAGATAATCCTCTCTATAAGCAACCAAATCAGTCTGTTACGCAAGAGAAAAGAGAACAGGGTTGTTCATTTACTCTATTGGTGTTCGCTTACTTAGGTGTTGTATGCTTCTGCTTTTTCAATGAGAGCATAAACGATTTCTTCACTGCGCTTATTTTTGGATATGGGATGGCATACCTGTTAAAGCATTACTTCTGAACAACGACACTGCAAATATGAGTTTTGGACACAAGAAAAGAGAGTCAGTTTGTCTGACTCTCTATTTAAGGTCAAAACCTTTAAATCCTCTAAGAGAATTCACCTTGTCTCTCCGGTGCGAGCGCGATATCCTACCGAATATCTAATAGCGTTTTGACCTTTTAAATCTATTGCATAGTCTGTTCATTGCTTGCAAATATAATGCTTTTTGCGCTTTTTAATTTCCCTCTGTAAATTCTCCCAAAGGCAATTATCAACCTTACTAAACTTCTTTGAAGACCGCGAAGGTTTGATCTCAGATTCGTCAATATCTTCTGTAGTTGTCGGCCAGATTTCTAGATGTTTTACTTTACGAACATCAAATACAAAGCATCTATCTGGATCTTCACAGATATATGTAGGCTCGTTTGTCTCAAGGTTATAAAAAGCATAATATTTCAATGACATATGTGGATCATTGGGATCATTGCTATAACCAGCAACCGCACCTTTGATATAATAAGGTAATCCGTCTATATGAACAATTGCCACACTGCCGTATCCACCAAGCGTGATTGTACCCGCTAATACGGTTGGCGTAGACGAAAAATGGAACACTTTAAGTAATACAGATTCAACTCGTTTGCTCTGTGCCAACAAGGAAAATATTACTGAACCAATAATCGCAAATACGCATGCGGAAATTGCTTTCCATGCGTAATTCTTAATCAGCTCTTCGGGCAATACAATTCCAGATATGGCTACTACAATATAACTTATCACGCACGATATCCACAATGTATTTGCACCATTTGATTTTGTACTTGTGAACAAACGATATACTGATATTGCAATATATCCAGGAATAAAGTATATCAACAAGTCTGGTATCTTAGTTACGTCAAATCCACTAATATAAATCACTTCCCACTCTTCTCTTTGGAACTCTGTGCCTGCTGCTTACTCCCATGTGAAATTTTTGAAGTTGTTGCTCCATTCCAACTAAAATTCTCATGAGTTACTTTTTTGTCGGGCTCATTCGTATTCCGAACATTTGCGTTGTTTTTATCAGCCATAATGCACCACCTATTAATCATGTTGTCAATATAATAACACTTTGATAAATAGGTGTCAACGCATATGCATCAAGCTACCACTGTTTGACCATCCAAGCTCATGGCAGGGGAGGGTAGCCCCACTATTTTCTATACGCCAGTTAGCCCACTGGTTTGGTTTTTACCCCGGCATTTGCTGCTGCCGGGTACAGTTTGCAACATACAATCACGATTTTCACCGCGCAGGTTTATGTCCTCTGAACCCACCCAATCTCGCATTTGGGCGATGGCTGCTGATAGCTTCATGCGCTATTATATGCAGCTTTACGCATGAAACGTCCCAGTCTATCGGCATAAGAACCATTACTTATGCCAGTTTATCCTGTTTTCCCTAGCCCCTCTTGGCTACGCAGCGAGTCTTCGCGCAACCTCGTTCATGTTACCATTAGTAAAGGCTTCGTGGGCATATTCAACTCGTAGTATAATCCGAAATTGGAACTGATTAATTAGTTCACCCACGTTTTTCAGTGAGAGTGCAGCAGTTATTGCACCAATAAGCGTAGGTATAGTACCTATCTTTTCAATAACGCCGTCAAATACTGAAAGTATGCCGGTTCCGGCATCAACAAGTCCCTTTAAAAAGTCAGCCTCAAGAACCGTATTGGAAAGAGACTGCCATGCAGTGGTCAGCTTATTAAGCTTACCCTGTAGTGAATCTACATATGAAGCATTTTCCTTTGCCGCAGATCCCGTAGCATTGGTTGCAGCTCTCATTGCTGCTTCTACCTGCTCCCAGTTATTGATCATTGCAGCTACATCACTGGCACGGTTCTTACCAGCAATCATTTCAAGTACATTGGATTGAACGTTTCCACTGAGAGAATCCCAAACATTGGCAAGGTCATCCATTACTTCATAAGTAGATCGAAGTTCGCCAAGAGAATCAACCAGGCTTACACCTGTCAAATCCTTCATGGCAGAATTCATCTTAGAAGTAACTTCAATCAACCCTTCAGCATCTTCGCCAATTGCAGTAAGTTCTTCTGCCGTAGTGCCGCGTAAACGCATTGAAAGCGTTCTAAGTGCGTTACCTGCTCTGCTGGCATTCTGAGTTACTTCAATCATACCCGTTGCCATTGCTGAAGATTGCTGAATACTATTACCAGCAACTTCAAGCGCAGAAGCACTATTCTTCAAGGCTGCGCCAACATCGGAGGCTTCTACGGCAAATTTGTTTCCGAGTTCATTAAAGATGTCGGCAACATATTCTACCGCCTTGGTTACATCGCCGTCTTTAAGTTGAAGTAGCTGATCTTGGAATCCCTTATATGCGGTCACTAGATCATCAACTGCAGCACCGTGTTCAAGGTCAGTAACATGCTGATACATCGAAGTGACATTAGCAAGCTTTTGTGCATCGTATGCATTAAAACCAAGCTTTGCCCAATCAGCAGTTGAATTGATAATATCGGTCAGTTCCGCACCGTATTCTTTGGCCGAAGAAGTCATTCTCTTGTAGAGATTCTTATATCCTTCGTCCGTTAGGTTTGTAACGCGGTACAAACCCGTCATTGCAGTGTCAACAGCCAAAACGTTTTGAGCCATCTGTTCAAATACTTCTTTTAATTGGCTCAAAATCGTTGCTACACTGACATATCTTAAAATACTCCCGAACGCCTTGGTCATCTGTGATCCAAGGGTTTGCCCGGTTTTGCCTAACCTTTCTGCTTCGATCTTAGTTTGTTCAAATGCTCTTCTGACATTCTCAAACTCTGCACGAGTTAGGCTTCCGCTTGCATTCAACGTACTTAGTCTTGAACGCAAAGCATCAATACTTGAGCCGAATTGCCCAGCCGCCTTTGTATTCTTTTGAAGCCAGCTAGACATTTCATTATCAAGCTTGCCTACTTCGATTATACCTACACTTTGCCTATCCTCAGTCTTAATTGTTGAAAGAGTGCTTTTGACTCTGGTAAGTACAGTTTCAAACTCACGGTAAGATGCAATCAAGTTGTCAGCATCTATATCTGGCTCCTGCATTGTAGCACTCAGAGTGCGCAATTTCTCCAAATCGTTTGCAACGGTCAATAGACTATGATGCCCCGTGCTGCCAAGCTGCTGATATTGCGTGGTGACTTTTGCAATGTCAGTTTCAAGACCAACACCACGTTTACCCCCTGCTGCAATAACAGAAAGCGTATCCTTAACCCTTTTAAGAACAATCTCAAATTCATTATAGGACTGCGCTAATGTATCCGCATCTATATCTGGGCTCTTAATAGTTGAGCTCAAATTCCGCAGCGCTTCCAAGTCGCTCTTGACCATCGATAGACTGCGATGCCCTGAATTACTGAAATCCTGGTACTTTGCAGTTACACTTTCGATGCTCTTGTCAAGATTTATACCGCGTTTTCCCTCTGCAGAAATGGTAGTCAGCGTATTCCTAACCCGCGCAAGCGTGTTTTCAAATCTTTGATAGGATTGTATAAGCGCACCTGCGTCAATATCGGGCGTTTTCATTGTGTCGCTTAAACTTCGTAGCTTCTGCAAATCGTCCGCAACAATTGAAAGACTATGATGCCCCGTGCTGCCAAGCTGCTGATATTGCGTGGTGACTTTTGCAATCGAACTATCTATTTTGCTAAAGTCGAGCGAATCTGCAAGCCTATTGTTGATTCCCCTTGAAAAACTCTGTCCAGAATTTTTAAAAGCGGCGTCAAACTGTTTTTCGAGACCTGAAAAATTAACGTTGTCAAATGTGATTTTAAATTTATGTTTATCAAGCTCAGACTGAATCTCAGAAACAAATCCCTTGGTATTAAGTGAAATATTGCTCAACTTAATTGGCGTTTTGCCTATGCCAGCAACTTGCTCTGGGATTTTTGACGTGTCTAAAATCGCTTGTATTCTAGCTGTATATTCAGACATGGTTATCCTCCCTTAGAAATGAAAAATCACCATGTCAAAATGGTGAGTTACAATTCTTCTAGTGAAGTTTGTTTAGTTTTCTTGATGCCTTCTGCACCAAAATATTTTTCAAACTGCTTATCCGCCTCTGTATCAATATATACTTTCAGCATATCCGCAGACTCCCATCCGATCATTTCCTGAATTATATTATCAGGAATGCCGTATTCATGTAATTTGGTAGTTAGATGATGTCTCATACTGTGCCAGTAGAATGGTCTTCCGAGGATCTGCCCGAAACTTCTTGCCCATGAATCCAACGTTGTAGTTGGGATTGGTTCATCAAGCCATTGTCCAGCATAGTATTTAGGAAATAACCAATCGGTGTTGATTTTTAGTTCTTTCCTCTGTGCCATCCAGAGATCAAGGTAGGGCTTAAATGGTTTGGCAAGTGTATAGATATCTAATAGCTTGCCTCGCGATCCACGCCCTTTAGTTGTTACCTTTTCGGGTGTCTTATATAAGGCACCCTCACAAATTAGATTATCCTTATCAAAATAACTAACCTTAAATCTGGGAAGTTCCGCCTTGCGCCTTCCATTATTAATTGCAAGTGCAAGCATGCAAGCTTTCATATATTCCTTGTTTTCAACCAAGATATCCAGCAGTTTTTGCAAATCATCTTCAGTAAACACACTTTTTTCTCGCACTGCAATATCTGCTGGAGACTCAATTTTACGCACAATTGGTTTATAATCCTCAAATTCATCGTCGAGTATATTTTCTACGTAGTTGCTCAACGATGAAATGGTGGCCTTTACTGTACGAATACGCTTAGGAGACCATTTCCATACGTTGATAGCATGACTCTGAAACTTAGCGATCTCGCGTTTAGTTAAGTCTACAAAATGTTTATTCTTATTGAATTCTAAGTTCCAACACCAAAAAATATGCAAATTAGCCTTATATTGAAATATCGTCCCCTTTGAACGATCAATCGATGAAAGATAGTCAAGGAAGCCTTCTTCTAAGTCAATGTTATCGGGGTTTACTTGAGCCATCTTTTCATCGGAAGTAATAGTGTTATAAACAGTTTTTCGTCCATCATTTTTACTCATATACTTTACCTCTTCTATTTACGGGAAGAAGCTTTTCATGGTTGTATCGAGTGTTTCAGCAATCTTATCTTCAGCCCTGTCCCAGAATCCCTCATTGCCAACTGGCGGTCGGAGTTTATGGGATGAAGCCAGCGAATGATCGTTTGCAACATCCAATACTGCGTTCATAGATGGATGTTTGCCGGTGGTATATTGATGTGCTGTATCCAGATATGCTTCAAACGAAACGGAATTTCCATTTGTAGAAATAGCGGTTGTCTTTGGCGTATCACCTAACGCACCGGTTCTTTGATATACTTTAGGTTCGGCCTTCGTGTAAAAATCGCCAGTTTCCTCATACATATCAGCTTCTACCTTCGCAGCAACGACTGTGAGCGCCTTTTTGACATCTCGCATCAATGCCGCCAGCAGTTGCTGGTCGTTCGTTATAACCATGTAAGTTATTCTTCCTTTTTCATCTGCAATATCTTGCCAAACATCTTAGAATCTGCGTAACTTTCCATGAAATTATCTACATTAAGTTCGCCATTTTTGATATTCTCTACAATTGCAGAAATAGCTTCGATATTTTCCTTTGTCACAGCATTATTTGCCTGCGTGACTAATTCATTGAACATTTTTTTGATTGAACCAAACAGCCTGGCGATAGATCCCCTTTTAGTAGATACAATTTCAAGTGCATCCCTGTGTGCATTGGCAAAGTCAAGGCAAACACGATCTACATGGATTGCCTTATTGAATTCCTCAATAAATTCCTTATCACACATGATTTCTTCCATTTTAAGAGGATCAGTGGTATCATGTGCAATTTTCTCATCAAATCGGCTCTCTTTTACACAAAGACTGTAAAATGTCCGCATAGCATTCATCATGCCAAGATGGGGAGTATATTCTCCATTGGCATCAAAATATTCATTTGCAATCTCGTTTACTACAATAAGGTAATTGACCATACCGAGGTTTGTATCAACAATCATAGTCTTTTCCATGTTGTTTCCTCCAAAACTACAATTCATAATTTTTATCTTTTTCAATCTGGTTCACCATATATTCAATATCATAACGGTATTGTGTCCGCAATTTCTTTTGCGGCACAATCACATAGGGCACTTTGTAATCATCCAAATCTTTCATGTTAAAGCTCTTTTTCGGAATTGTATCTATTAAGGCTTCAAAGCTGTGGATCGGGACAAAAACAGTAGTCTCACTAGAACGAAACTCAATCACAAACCCCGCCGTTATTCCATCATATTTGTTCCACTCTCGGAGACCTTCAACTTGATGGAAATGGATATCTCCAACATCTTCGGATGTTCTTTCAAAAGATATGGATTTACCAGCAACAGTCTTTAACTCCAGTGCGAACAACATATGTCGCCGTGAATCCCAGAGCAGATAGTCAAAAGGATTCTTTCGGCTAAATCTGAGCTTGCTTCCACCACCAAATGACTGCGCTGCATCCGGCAAACGGTAGAGCAGCATGTAGTCCGGTGCGGATCGCTTTATTGCATTTTCAAATTTCTTTCCTATGTTGCTCATATATCATTATCATGGCCTGTTTTTCAGCCACTTCTTATATACATAGTTGGTTTCATTTTTCAAATACCAGCATGTCAACTTGCCAGGCTCAGTTTCTTTTTCCCAAATAAACTTTGGTTGACAACCGTGCGTAGTATAGAAAATAATCTGCTTAATGCAATCAATTGCCACTAGGTTTTCACGGCCATAGCACTCGATTGCTTCCTCAAGCGTTTCAAAATATAATACCTTCATCTTTCATTCTCTCCTTGTGAAAATGGAAAAAGAATAGGGTAGACAAAGCCTAAACATGTGTTGTCAGGATCGTCTACCCTAAAATAAAATACAATACAACACAATGTTATTCTTCATCCGTAGCTATAATTGCCTCTTCATCAGAAACAGTTTCTTCCATTATAGTTGTTTTCTTAGCAGCTCTTTTTCTAGGCTGTTCAATAGTTTCCGCAACAGATGCGGGTCTTTCAATATAATCGTCTGCAACAATTCGATACTTGCCATTTTCGTGTAATAGGTTAACTTCCTTTAGATCAGCTCCGATAGCAGGTAGCTGTACTAATTTAGAGTCATTAACCTTAACGACAGTTACAAGTGCATTGTTGAGAACGACCTTACAACGCTTAACCATGTCATATCTCCCCATGCATCCATATTAATAAGCGAGGATGTTATAAGCATCCTCGCTAAAAATGTGTCGCCTTAGATTAGGCAGGGTTAACAGTCAGTTCTTCGGTGATTTCTACCATGTCGAAGATATTCTTTTCGTTATCTTCCAGCAGATCAAAGGTCAGGGTAACAGAGGCAGGATCGCCCTCAGAAGTGTGAGACAGCTCAAAGCTACGCTGAATGCTTGCCTTGTAAGCGGTCATCAAGAAGGGAGTCATAACGCCCTGTTCATCCTTGTCCAGAGTGCTCATGGTGATGAAGTAATCACGCGGCAGTGCGCTGTTGTTGAAGCTGATGCGCTTGACGCCAGCATCACGCTTTACAACGTAACCCACTTCGAACTTAGAACCAGCAACCAGCTTTTTAGCATCGGCTGCTTCCTCAGTGAACTTGCCATCAGCAAAAGTGCCAGCAATCATGGCTTCCTCATCGCCAAACTGACCTTCCGGATATACGAATACGGTGCCAGCAACGATTTCACCATTGCCAATAGCCAGCGGCAGTTCGCCTTCGGTGGCGCAAGCAACAGTGCTCTTGCCAGCATAGGCGGCATCAGAGTGGATTACACCATCAGAAAGCAGAGCGAAGAACTTGAAGGGATAAACCTGTGCCTCAATGGTCATAGTACCCTCAAGAGGATTCGCAAAGGCAATTCGACGGGAACCCTTTGCCATGGCGTATACGCTATCACTGGACAGGCCAGCGGTAGTAGTGTTTGCTGTATCGAAGAACAGGAAGGGAGCCATGGTCTTAAGATCGCGAATATCTACGTCACATACTTGTCGATTAGCTTTATTCAGTTCAGGCATGTGTATTTCCTCCATTCAAAACTCGTGTTATTTGTCGTGGTTATTTTGATACCAAAGTGATGGATCAAAAGTCTTTTTCTCGTCGCCCCAAACGGCAGTGCGCGTCCAACCAATTTCGTAGAATGCATTCGCCTGTAGGCGGTTAAAACAATCTAAAAGCTGAAAAATCGTAAGCTCCCAGATATTTACAAAATTGATAGAAGGGTGTCTACTGGCAACCGCAGAAATTATATTTGGAATCGAATGGTTTTTATCCATCGTTTCCTTTTTCTTTTGCTCCATTTCCTTCTGAGCCTTTTGCATTCGTTCATACATTGCTTTTGCAATGCTGTTTTTGAACTTTATCTCAGCAGGTTCTTCTTTTTCCTCATCATAAATGCAGCAAACCTGCTGTATGATCTCCACGACTTGTGAAAATAATTTATCTGTAATCACACCGCGAATAGAATCCACTGGTATGTCAGAGTCTCCTGGTTCAATATTTCTATCGAACACAATAAAAAAGCCCTCCCGATAGGCAACCTTGTCTTCAAAAAAGAAGCAGAAGATTTCTTCAAAAATCTCCCGCACCCAGTCATCACGCTCAATTAAATTATACATTGTCATGGAAGTCTTTTCTGCTTCGGTGAATGAATCCCAGATTTCAGAACCATTTTCTAAAAGCTTAGTATAAAAAATCTCCGGTGTAGCTTTTAAAAATACCTCATACATCATAAATCTTCCGAATGTAATCTGCGCAATGTTTTTAAGCCTTGGTTTGCGAATCGTACCTATGGACAGCACAATTGGTTCGGGGCTTAACTGCGTACCGTAGTCAAGTTTCATCTGAAGTTTGGTACGCTGAATACCATAAGGCATCCATAGAATCTTTGGGCATTGTAGACGTCAATGCTGTCCAACGTCAATTCACCAATGCCAAATTTATTTTTAACGCTTTGATCGTTAATTAACGAATCCTCGACCATCTGAGAAAGAGCGTCGATTCTGTCACCGTAATACCCTTCTTTGTAATAGTTCTCAAGAATATCCCGATGACAAATCAAATACATGACTACCCTGCAGGTCTTAATATTACTACCAAGTCTGGGGAATGTTACATCATAAAAAATGAATGTATCCGTCTCTGTGATCGTATCGTCAATAAACAAATGCGATTTGACATGTTCCTTGAATTTTTTCTGAATCTCAATGGGCTTCATTGCAGAAGTATCTCCCAATATCAGCTCTCTAATATCTGCATTCTTGTATAGAGCGCTGTGTATCTCTTGTTTAAACCTGCCCTTTTCGGCAGTGGTCTTTTGTTTTGCCATATATCGCACTCCTTACAAAAATGCCTTTAACACAACATTAAGCTGTACTGGCTCATACGAGTCAGCGCTTAGAGTCAAGATAAAGCTTTTGTTTATACATTGAGTTTTGTTTGTAGATATTAGAATTGTATCTCCCACATATTCAACATCAAGATCATCCAAGAAATCACATTCAATAGTCCATGTCGGAGCCACGCCAACTTCAAAGCCGTTGGCATCATAGAATTTTGCAGTATATGAACAAGCATCGAGGCCAACATAAATTATGTCGGAATCATATTCAATGTTGCATCTGTTCGGTTTAGCTTGCCCCTTAGCTTCTCTGGGAATATCACACAACCAGTAGCCTTTCCCGTCAACAACATAGTATCCGTCATTTTCATGTTGCTCATCCTGATAGGCCATAAATGCCGAATGACCGCTATCCTGATAATCATATAGAACAGAATCAAGCCGTGTTACTTTGTATACGGTTATTGGTTTGGTAACATCACATATTACATCATCGCCAAATTCTTTTTCATATACCTGGCATCGTCTGTCAATTACCATGCGCTGACCAGAATTCAACATAAGGCACTCATCATCATCTGGTGTAAGCACCATCAACTGGTCGCTTCTTACAAAATAGTATTTTGTGCTCGTTTCGCCATTATTGTATTGCGAAGCAGAAGTAACATTAACCCATCGCTGAATAATCCTTCCTTCCTGATTAATCCAAGAAAGATGGAAATTGCAGAAGGATAAAACCGCTTTTTCATAAACCTTGTTATCATCTACCAATCCAGTTATTAGCCAATATCTTTCTTTATACTTCACATACATGCCAGCTCTGCAGGTTCCGATAGGAACTAGCATTTGTCTATTCAAAGTGCTTAACTTTGTATCGGATATCGTATTCTGAATAATTGCTTTTATCGGTGTGCAAACAGAAAGATCGTAATTAAACAGTTCAACATCGGTTTCTAAACCTGAGTCCAATGCTTCATTAAACCAATCTGTGGCATACTCATCAAGCGCTTCTTTTTCAAAGCCACTAAGCTGGCTGTAAGGTGGATTGATTAAATACCATTCTTTTGCCATCTAATCACCGCCTATACATATGCAGTAGGCTTCAAATTAGCAATCATCTGTTCGGCCTTGCTAGTATCATAATCAAGTTCGTTCTTTGCGGCAGTCTTAGAGCCATTATTGCCATCAATACTAAGATCTTTGCCAACAATAGAAACGCGCTTGTTTACCTTTGAAACTTCGCGCTCCTGATATGACTGTTTCATAAAAGCCGCCAAAAGATCAATTGAATACCGATCTAATTCAGAACCAAAACTCAGGCTATCCTTGTCAAATGCCAATGGCTCTAACTCAACAGAATATCTGCCGATTGCTTTTAATAGCCATTCGAGTTTGAGGTCATCCGGTATAATGCTTTTATCTCTGAATGAGGCTTCAAAGCTATCGTATACTTCATTAGCCATTGTATTTGTCACGTTGAACACCTCAGTTATTGAAGTTTGTATCCGGTATAATTCTCGGCAAAGCGAATCTTGCTATAATCATTAAGCTTCAGGCGCTTGATTGCTTGCATCATTGCGTACTTCTCAGCTCTGGTGCAAATTTCAGCCTTCAATTTCTTTTCAAAATCAGCCTGTCTCTTTAGCTCAAACAGCGCCTTCACCTTGGCATCGCTAAAGATATCCTGCTTCTTTTCGCCGTCCTCGGAGTCAAATTCAAGCTCGATCCTGGTGGGGGTGTCTTCTACAAAAATCGTAGCATGACCGCCCATACCATCAATGCCAGTGAATAGTTTATTACCGCTCTGTACCTGCGCAATAATTTCATTCCTGGATAGTCTGGTGCTACCAAGCGGAGGGATATTTACATCACCAATTCCGTCAGCAATTCTTGCAAAACCAACATTCCAGCCAGCAATATTGCGAATCGTAACCTTTGCGTCAAGGTTAAGCGGCTCTTTTACAATAGTATTTTCTGCCATAATAAATCCTCTTTTCAACTAATCTATCGATTTCAACTAAAGCTATATTTAGTCTTGTTATATGATTCAATGATCCTGTCTAAGCGTTCTGATTTCATAAAAGTCCAGTAGCGCTTACCGCTCCTAGAATTAATCTTCGAAGTGATACAGCGTTCATTGAAAGCAGACAGATAATGAAACAGGCGTAATGAGTAGCAGAAATAAACATTTTCTTCGCCCATTTACATACATCTCCTAAATAGAAGCAGGGTACATCCTATGACATACCCTGCGATTTATTTAATTAGGCAAGACCGCCAATCTGAGTGTCATACAGCACGCCAATCTTGTGCTCATGTCCCTTGGCTACGTCGCAAGCCACTTCGATATCGAAGCGAGTCAGGATCTTGCCGCTCTTCACATCGTTGCCGGTGAAAGAGGTCAGACCGCCGCGAGTCCAAGTTGCGATGGGAGTCTGAATGCCAGCAGGAATAACGAAAGCAAGGCCAGCAGGCAGCAGAGTCTTGAAATTGTCGCCATCCTCATTTAGCTGATAGAAATCATAGGGATTGGGCATTTCAGTCAGGATAGCGCCATTATAAGAAGACAGTGCGCCATTCTGAGCCAGTTCATTCATGGCCTTTTCAGAAATACCAGTAATAGTATTGCCGTTTACAGTACCAACGTAACCCGCCCAAGGGGTGAACTGAGAAATTACAGCATAATCACCAACAACAGTGGGGCGGCCATTGCGACGAACATTAAGCAGAACGCCGTCTACGCCGGTCTTGGTCAGGCCAGCGCCCTCGAAGTGATACTTCACGCCAGAAGCATTCTTAATGGCCTCATAAACGCGCTTCATGATTGCCATCTTAGCACGGTTCAGAATATCAATCTTCACATGCTGAATGCCTTCATTTTCCTTGCTCATGTCGCCCAGAGCAACGCGACGATAGTCAACTGCGTAGCCACCGGATACGGTGAAAGAGGGCACCTGATAAGTAACCTTGTTAATTACAGGGAACACAACGTCGCCATTAGCAGCCTGCTCGCGAGAACGTTCGCCAGCTTCAGTATATACTTCGCGTTCGATGGTCTCATCGTAACCAACTGCCTGATAGGAACCGAAAATGCCCAGCAGCTTCAGCTCTTCCATAACGGGAGCTTCGATCACAAAGCGGCGCAGAGTATTCAGCTCGGATACGGCCATCATATCGCCGTTTTCGCAACGAGTGCCCAGATCCTTGATGTAATTTACAGCCACATCAGCCTTCTTGCCGAAACGATCCAGAGATTCGCCATTTACGAGAGCGGCGAAAACTTCAACAACGGGAGAGGTCTTGGTGAACTTGCCGTTGAAAATATCAGAGTCCTTACGGACGTTATTCATCTCAAATGTAGTATTCATGTTATATTACCATCCTTCTTAAGCTACTTTTGATTAGGCGCACATAACGCGAGCCTTAACAGCCTTGCCAGTCAGAGTAGTCTTGTCGGTTACTACAAAGTAGACACCGGCAGCGGGGGCAGCATCTGCAACTTCCAGCTTGCCCTCATCATTTGCGGCAAGAATGGTTGCGTTGGCTTCCAGATCAGCATAGGATTTGCCCTCTGCATAAGCAATATGCTCCTCGTCGATGACCAGCTTCTGGCCTTCCCACGCCTTGACAGCATAACCATTGAGATATTCGCCAGCCTTAAAAGTAACATCCTTGGCATAGGCGTTATCGCCGGTTACAGTGTTGGATACCAGATAAAGGATGTCATTATCCTTGATAAATGCATAATTGGCAACCTCCTTCTCGGCTTTGAGAACGGGGTTAATCTTGGCAACTTCAATCATGCCCAGAGTTTCAACCTTAATCATGTTTGGGTTCCTCCCTTATATAATGTCAAATAAACATATGATATGTTATATGATTAGAAAATGCTATCATCTTCCTCTACTTCAGAAGCAGAGTTGATCTCGCTGAAAATGTCTTCAACAGTATCTTCGTGTACAGCATTCTGCTCTGCAACAACGGCGGCTTCCTTGGCCTTCTTACCAATGCCTTCCCAGATCTTGTTGACAACAGAATTCAGTTCGGCTTCAATGGGGTTTTCGGTGAAAGCGTTAATCTCAGCCTGAGCATATGCCTTTTCCTCTTCGGTAAACTCCTTGATAGCCTCATTCATTTCGCTTACGCGCTCCTTGGCCTGTGCCTTTGCAAGCTCTTCGCGCAGCTCCTTCATCTCTTCGTAGAGATTGTCGATCTTCTCATAAGCCTGCTTCAGCTCTTCGCGGCATTCCTCAAGCGCAGTCTTAATCTGCTCGGAACTGCCAATGACCTCATTCTTTTCGCTGGTAGCAGCTTCTACAAGGGCGTTGGCTTCGTTAATCTTAGCCTCACACTCTTCCTTGCACTTGTTGATTTCATTTATATGTGCGGTCATCTCGCTAACAGTTTGAGCAACGAGAGCCTTGATCTCAACATCATTCATAGTAGTCATATCCTCCTTGGTGTTTTTGTTTAGCTCCAGCAAACAAGCCGCATCATCTGCGGGCTGGACGCCTAACAACGCATATCCAGAAAACTGGAATTCAGTGGGAATTCTTCCGAAATCCACATAACCATATTTATAAACAATCCCATCGTTATCATCGGTTTTCATTATTTCGACGCTGCCATATAAGGTATCACCCTTTGAAATATCTTTGAGCGTCTTAGTAACAAAATTATGATAGCAAGAAGCATCTATTTCGCCCTCGCCAATGCAATATTCCTTTACACCATCTTCGGTTTCTACCTCTTCGATATATCCTTTTGTAAAGGTGCCAATGGTTGTAGCGTTTTCAAAAATGGGCATGCCATCAATAATTCCTGTTTCTCCATGTCCCGATAACTCGGTTCGGTCATCGTCTAAAAACTCGGCGCGTAGAAACATCCCAGGGATTGTGTCAAGGTTTTTCTTTACATAGCTGCTGATCCATGAAATACCATTTCGGTTGTACTGTGTTCCAACCTTATTTTCTTCATCGATTGAAGAATCTGGGAATACCTCGCATAACACCATCTTGAATTTTCTACGACCATTTTTCAGGTTTCTCTTTGAAATCTCGAATGTCTTCATTTTCTCACCACCTTCCAGGCTTTCCTAATAAAAAACAGGCCAAGCTTGCCTGCAAGATTGGAGCGCTATGCTCCATTATTTCTTATCACTTGGACTCGGCAATGCATTGCCGTTATTGCTTCGTGATTGAACCGTCTTTTCTGATGGGTTGTCAGTCACTGGTCTACCGCCCTTATTATCGTCAGATGACAATGTGTAGCTCGTCTGATGCGGTTTATACTTTTCGTATATACCAGATTCAATCTCTTCGTCCAACATGGCGAAGAATACATCTGGCTGAATCCCACATGCAGCGATCCAAAGGTTCAAGCTCCCACATCCCTGCAGGTATAGATCTTTGATATGCCCGACCATGCTCTTCTTGTTCAGGTGAGTCATGGGTAAGTATTTGCATTCAACCCAATTTCGATTATCCTTAATAACGTTTGCATTGATGCACTTATTCAGTTCGCTTTCAATTTGCTCAATCCATTGAAATAGCTGCGAAGAAACAAGTTCAAGATTCGATTCCTGAGATGAATAACTTCCGCTACCGCTACCAGACAGAGCATTTGCAGCAAATCCAAGATCAAGTGCGATCTTTTCATCGAGAGACGATTCATTTTTCTCATCAAAGATGCTAGTATTTGCAGTATCAAGCGCATTAATTTTTGTGCCAGAAGCTATGGAAAAGAAACTCGTTCCACCACGGTTATTCTTGTTCATAACTGCAGTTTTAACTGCTTCATGCTGATCCTTCTGCTGAGATTTGGTAAGCGCGGATGTTCCTTTTTCCTTTCCTTCTGGGAAAGTCTGGTATACAACGCGGTTGTTCATCTCATTTAGCACATTGCGTTTGGTATCAGTAAAATAATCCCTATATAAAATATCAGATATAGCAGCAAGAACAATCGGTCGCCCATATTGTTCTTCTCGTTTAGATCTGATCTTGTGAGTAATCGTTCTACTATTGTCAAGAATTACCCAATTCCCATTATCATCAGTAGAACTGCGCTTACCTCTGGAATGATAGGCATCACGGATTTCCTTTGGATATTTCCTGAGCTTTCGTTCACATGATTCGCCACTTGGCTCATTGAAATAATCCAGATTAAAAGCGAGAACGTAGGACGAATTCTTTATGCCCACAATTCGTGTATAATCCACTGGCAACGAAATTACACTTGCATTTATTCCGAGCTCGTTAATTTCAGTGATAGTGTTCACATCGTAATCAGTAAGCGTTTTGCGGTTGTTAACCGGACGATTGGTGGTCTCAAAGTAATAGAACGCACATCCATCAATCATTCCACGGAATAGAGCATCGCGAACAATCTCTTTGTCTTTGATTGTTCTGAGCGTAGAAAGCATGCGATCCTTGTTGACTCTTTTCTTATTCTCGCTTTTACCGTGCGGAACAACCACTCTATCCAGCGTTGGAAGCGCTGTCATATAGTCAACAGTATTTGTATAAGTACCATTTGCGCTATAAAGGATGTTGGAAATCTCACGCAGCAGAGCATTATTCTCCATTGGATTCCGAACCAATGCCGCTAGGTGCTCAGGTTTATACAAATCAAAAATATTCATGCAAAAGTATTGCATTGAATACCGCATAGAACTATTGTATGAACAAAATTCGTTGGTATGGTTTTGTTCAGTAGCTTGATTGCGTCCACTAGAATTGTCTTTGCCAGAAGGAGGACGCTTCACTTTGGCAGGAGTGGGGGAGGGATGTTTATTCTCCAATTCCTTGTCCTCCTTTTAGTTTATATATACTGAGTATTCATACTCGTCATTCTTTGAAATCAGATCTTTTTCAAGCAGCGAAGCAAAATATGAGCCATAGCTGCAAGAAGTATATCTATCCTTGCGATTTGCACCTTGTTCTTTAATAACAATTACACCAGTTTGTTCTTTCTTTTCATAAACTAGCGCAGTCGTTTCACCAATTAAAGCCTGCGTTTCCAGAAAAGGCGCTTCATAGAAAGATTGAACCTCTGGATCTGGAGATGAAATGTACTCTTTGATGTTCGGCAGTATCTCTTCATATGCTTTTTCAAAGCTAATCAGAAAATCAATCTGCTTTCCATCAAGCACATACCTGAAATCATGCGCAATATCGCTATTGAGCTTCTGGCTTGCATTAATCGCAAAGATACATGGAAGCGCACCTTCTATCTTAATACGATTAGCAATTGTATCATCATTCATGCATGTCAACGGAGCGTATTCGCAATCGCGCTCCTCGTCATACATGATCTTTGCCAACATATCGTATATAGCAATCATTTGTTATCGTATTGGCTTTTTATCCAATACTTCTGGCAGTTGTCCTTTCTGCCAGTTCAGCATATCTTTTTACCATGGTCTTTTAAGAAATTAAATAGTTGGAATTTAGTAGTATGGCTTTTCCCAAACAGCCTATGGAATTCAATATGACAATCTTTGCAAAGGGTTATGCCGTTATCTACATCATAGCGAAGGCTGACATTATCCTTCCAATTGTTTATATGATGTGCATTTAAAAATACAGCCGTTCCACTCCTGCTCCTGCGACCACATTTTCGGCAAGTATAATCATCTCTTTCAAACACCCTGCGTCGCCAAGTTATATACTCAGACGTAGAACGTTCTGCTCTATGAAAAGCAACTCCGCCTTTCCATTTATGGTTGTCAGCACCCGTTTTATGGTAATTACATATATAATATGGAACACCATACTTGTCCTGACAAGTGCGCATTGTTTTTCGTTGAATAAGAGTTGATTGCATTGGTGATTTTACACCATAGCGCATAAGATTGGTGGCATAGATTTTCTTTTGAACTTCCTCAGATCCAAAAGGATTTTCCACACCATATCTTTCAATGTTTGTAATTTTGACCTTCTCCTTTACCTCTGGAAGTAGAAGAACATTTGTAACGCCATATTTTGCCATAGCAGTATCAGATATCTTATGTTTTCTGCAATCAATACAACAGTCTGTATGAACTTCAGAATCACGATTTTCTCTAATATATCTGTACCACGGCTTAGAATATACTTTCTTACAGTAATCGCATTTGATTTCAACTTCTACATTACTTCCATCTGGAAGATCAATAACCTTTAAACAAAATTTCATTCCCATAGCTGAAAAGGGGTATCCTTTTTCAACATACCATTTTTTATTTCTTGCATTCCAACTTTGTTGAATAGTTGTGGTTAATAGCATTACATCATCCCTTTATATAAAAACGAGATGATATAATTCATCATCTCGTGCATGATATAGAAGGTCGGTGTCTATCCAACAATTCTATCTTATCAAACTTTAGGTAACGCAGACTCATGGATGGGTTATAGTCTATCTAAATAGGATCACCATCTATGCGTTGCCCATGACCACGCTTTTAAACATAGCCTTCAGGTCGGATTCGCGTTTCAGCGTCCCCGATTTTTTCTGCGTTCATAATGACATGTGTTTCCACATGAAACGGCATTGCTACCTGCATTTCTTGTATCTAATACGATATAATCCGCCCCAAAATCCTCAAAAAGCTGTCGTATGCGAACGGCTTGCTTGGCCGTATCGCCGCCCTGTACAGATTCAATATAGGAAACCACTCTGCGATAGCCATTATCTACTACAACATCATTGCTTGAATTTTCACGCTTATGGATCGTCCTTTCTGGTAAAAGTCGCATCAGGGTGAAAATCGAATTATCGTTGCGCTTGTTTTCAATAAACGCCATATCGCAAGAAACAATTCGGATTTCTCCGTGCTGTTTTTGAATGTCATGCGGGTTTTTACGGTTTGCCCGAACATCCATCGCATTTCGTGGATAGAATACTTTCTTCAGTCGTTGGTTTTGCTGCAACATTGAATATGTAAAGAATGCATGTTCATTTTCCTTTACACGCTCATTCAAGAATTCAATTCTCCATGTAAGAGGATCTTGCTTCTTCTTTTCACGCTGCATCTGCCTCATTGTCCTGATATTATGCTTTAGAGTAATACTTTCATCAAAAGCCAAAAGACAGGAGCCGTCATCCTTGTGCATTCCATTGAAAGCCTGATCGACGATATTCCACATCCAATGCCCGTTATCAATCCAACTAGAACTGATATAGACATCAACAGGCTCCTCCTGTAACTCAACAACCTGCGCATAATACGGGTCAATCATATAAGGAGGTTGCCGTATAGTCTGGAATGGAGAAAGAATCTTGTCATCAATGATTTTGTCAATCTGGCGAAACTCCTCTCTGATAACACAGTTAGATCGGTATCCGCGCCCGTTCTCGCTTGCGGGAACAACAGTAATTGTGCTACTATTCTTGAAGTAGACAATAACTTCGTTCTGATTGTCCTTGATACTTCGAATTTCTCGTCGCAACATAGGAGACATATTCATAAGCTCATTGCGGATCTTTTCCGAAATAATCAATTTGCTCTGTCCCTTTGTAGCTGATGATAGCGTTATCTTTGCATATGGTCGCAAAATGCACCTGCAGCAAGCGTATAGAGCGATAATGAAAGACTTTGCCGCAGCACGGCTTGCAACAATCACAATAAATTGGCATATACCCATAAGGTATAATAGTATTGCCTGATAATTGTGTAGGTTGATACCCAGAAAATCTATCGCAAACCTGTGTAAATTGCGCCTAAAAAAAGTGTTCCAAAGGAACACATGATCCATATTCTGTTCATTTCCAAGAAAGCTGTTATTGGGAAATTTCTTATAGAGCTCTTTTTGCCGATCATCCGCATGGCGACTTTTATAGTGCTTACTCGGCGTAGTCACCATTATCATCCTCGTCCTTTACACAGAACTCAGCATCCCTGTCCTGCGTGCCAAACATCAAATTTCGCAACGGCCTTAAAACAAAGCGCTCAAAGTAATCTCCTAAACCATCAAAGTCTTTATACAGCTTCTTGTTTTTATAGTATTCTTCGGGAGTGTACTGCGAAATGCGTTCCTGCCAAATACCCCAGCAATCATCACTGTTCATGCTGGTATCCTGAACGGTCTTTAATCCTGCCTGCGTAAAGGTCTTTCGATAGGATTCAGTCAACTTGTTATAATCGTCAACGCGACCCTCGCGAACAGCACGCATCTGCTGCATCTTCGTATAACACAAATCAGTAATGAAGATTTCCTGATTGCTGTCGCAGTTGGGATTTGCGGATTTAAGATACTTATAATGGTCTTCCAGCGTATTATAATCCAAAGGGCTTGGTAATCCTTCTCCCCACTTGCGAATGAGCGCAGGATCAATCAAGTCTGCATGGTCGTCTTCTCGTTTTTCCAGCTCAATGCTGGATTTCTCGCCGGTAAAGTAAAACCCGTCATCAATTGTGCAATCAAATGTTTTACCTCTATGTTGACCAAGATTCATATGTCGCATGTATTTACCTACGGCTGTATTATCATCAATATCACATAGATCAAACACATCGGCATTGAAATAAATATCAAAAGCCATGCACAATCTTTGCATGGCTCTTTGTGAACTTCCGTACATGATCTTGTACTTTTTATATTCTAAGACAAGGCAATCCTTACAGATAGGCAAATGCCCAGTATCTGAATAAAGTTCACTGTGACTCCTGAAGTGATTCTTCTCGGCAGATTCATTTCCGCATTTACAGCACTTATACTTGATTGTTTTCGTTCCAGTATTTGCCGCCATAAATCCACCTCCGCAGATTAATCATCTGTGCAAAGCAGATTTCTGATAAACTCTTCAACGCTTTTCCGGTCAATGTTTTCGCATTTGATGCAATCAAAGCATTCCTCAGCTTCAAATTCAAGTTGATAGCAATTATCAGAATCCTGACCAATCAGGATTGATGAACTTGCTCGTGCATCAATAAACAGCATATCTGCATCAAACCACAAATATCCGTTTTCATTGCATCCATCTTCGCCCTGCCATGCAGGTTCAATATTGAGAATCAGATCAGGGTCAAGTGAAATGTAATACTCCTTGTAATATCCATTCACATCACCAGGCGCAATATTGATGGCATCTACATCAACGTTAATGCTATCAAGTAGACATCGCATTAATTCAACTGCTTCTTCATAAAAAAGAGCAGCATATACAACTTTTCCGCTATATGCTGCATCTTGCATAATATCCGCCAATGCATCAATGTCGTGAACATATATCTGTTTCTCCATTACAATTCACCACATTTCTTGACGGCATCCTTGATATTCTTGCTGACTTTACACTTCACACTCTTAACAGCGGGGAAGTGCTGCATTTCGCCTGTAGCGGGATTGCGTGCGGTGCGCTCTGTGCGTTCAGTTACCTCAAAACTCATAAAATCTTTGATAATAACCTTTTCGCCATTTACCAGAGCATCAGTAATTTCCCGTGCAAAAGCATCTACTACAGCTTCACAGGATTCCTTTTTAATACCTGTACGGTATGAAATTTTTGATACTAATTCATTCTTTCCCATTGCTTATTCTCCATCTTTTGTCTTCAGATTTATCGGATAGCAGCACTTTACGCCGTTTGCGTCAACTACCGCCACCATTTGGGCAGGTGCACCAGTAATTCTCTTTGATACACAATAATCACTACCTGACCCGCAGAAACTGCCGCTTCGGATCAATTTAACATCCGCAATATCGTCAAAGCTGTTATGGTGCATATGTCCCATAAAAATAGCAGTAGGCTTATAACCAATCATCATTACCAGCTTTGAAACGCCTGATTCACTGTATGAGTCCCAATCGCCATGTACCAGAAGATAATCCTGTTTACGAATCTTCACATGTCCAATTGTTGGATCATAGTTGTCACCGTCAATAAAGTGGATGTTCTGAATATGTTTAAGTTCGGCTTTCATGTACCAAGGAATCAGATTGTCCAACCGATTTCCGCGAAGAACCTGATCCTTAAATGATGTGCGGCTATGGTTTCCAGCCACACCATTAATATATACGTTTTTAAATGTCAAACTCAGTGCATGTGCGAAAATTGACAATTCCTCTGCGCAATGCTGAACCTGTTCAATCAGCGATTCGCGGTTTTCAAGCTGCGTAGTGAAGTGAATCTCGCCATTGATAAGATCGCCAAGGAAGAAAATATAGGCATTCTCCGAATGATGTGCCTGTTGCACTTCTAAGATCTTCTGATAATACAGGTTAAGTCTCTCTGCAGCTATATCAGAATCGTATTTCCCAAAACGGTTGTCGTTTTTGGCGCCTATATGAAAATCGGACAGGCAAATCACCAAGTCATTGTCCGAAGAAATTGTCGGCGTGTCATGTGCGGGCATACTACGCACTCCGCGTTCACTGATGATCCGCTCCAGATACTTCAAATCATTCTCAGCTCGCGCCTGTTCTCTGAGCGATTTATTCAATTCTTTGCGTTCGTCGAATACTTTTTGCTTTTCCATGCGAATAGCCTGTCGCTCTGCTCGCATTTCTTTGAGGTAACGATCCTCAGATTTTTCCTCGGCATGTTTGGCTTTGAAGTATTCTGATACAAAAGCGCCGCCAAAAACCGTCTGAGTGGCTTTGCGCAGCGTATCATAATGGATGTTCAATCCGTATTTGTCAATTATTTCCTGCCAGTCAATATCAATGATCCGATTGGCTTTTGCATAAGCATCTGAAAGGCATGCTTCATATAGCTCAGGCGTTAGCCCCAGCTCTTCGATTTTCTTTTTTAAATTGTCCATCATCATTCTCCTACTTCTGTAGGCACTTCTGCGATGGTGGCGCTTTTCTAATTCGGGCATATTTACCCTATCCTGGCAACGGCTCAACGCCTAACCCCAGCAAAATCTCCGATTTCACTCCCAGGACGAGATCCACCATCATCGACCATTCGTGCATAGAAATGCCGACTAATTTGTTTTGTTCTATCTTCCTCAAAGTTATGGAGCCGGATAGGGGACTCGAACCCGTGACCTGATGATTACAAATCAACTGCTCTACCAACTGAGCTAATCCGGCAAATGGCGCTCGGTACTGGGCTCGAACCAGTGACCCTTCGGTTAACAGCCGAATACTCTACCAACTGAGCTAACCGAGCATATGAGCAGAGACGCTTGCTGATCTGCTCATAAAAGAAAAGAAAGGATTAAATGATTGCGGGAATCCGAGAGTCTGAAAACAACTTATCATCAGTATCGAAACATAGAATAGAAGGAAGACCCTCTCAGCCGCAATGAATGTATAGCCCGCACTCAAAGGTGGCGGAACACCTTGAAGCTCAATTTGCACTGGCACAGTGCAATAACCACCGTACCAGCACAAGACACAAAAGAAAAGAGAGAAAGATGAGAACGTAGAGAGCCTATATACCCTCCATAAATACCAAAATTTAGACCTTTTGAAAATACCCCTTCAAAACCAGCAAACTTTGCGGGTTTTGAGGGAACTTTTTAGACCTTCATTCTGAAATTGATAGCGTCTTAACTTTGTCGTAGTACCTCTTATTTCGCTGTTTTTTATATTCAATCTCGGCTTTGTTTTGACATGCTGGGCAACGTTTGCTGCGATTATTCTTTGACTTTAGCCAGAATAGATCTCCGCAGTCGATGCATGTACCAGCTTTTACGATTTGTGGCTCAGGGTCTTTGCATATTGCGCAATATTTCCTTATTTGGTTCTTGCTTCCCTTAATCAAAATGCCGCATTCAGCGCAATGGACGAAATTTTCGCCCTTGTATTTGCGATACTCATAGCCAAGTTCTCTAAAATCCGAAATAAAGAGAACTCCGTCTGATTCCTCATCGAGAAATTCAACCCTGTAACTTGCATTGAACATATTTGACAACCTGATTAGCCCTTTTCGATAAAGAGTTTCTATGCGTCCATGTCGGTCGCCGACAGGATCGGTAACTCTTGCGATGCCAAAAACTTCTTTGTCGCTTGTGCGCACCCAATTGTCATTCTTCGGATTGCATCTGTTGTTGAATTTGGCTATGCAGAGCATGGTAAACATCAGGCGCTCTAAAACATCATCGTTCAACGACTTAATGACGTCAAGCTCGCTTGCAGTAATCCATACGCCGTCTACCTCTCGCAGAGGATATTTGGATGCATTCTTAGCCATCCTCTCAATTAAGCTGTCCCAGTACGACCTATCTTGCGAATATTCGAAAATGTGCTTTGATACAAACTCATGTAGCGCAGATTCGATTCTTTCGCGCTTATAGCCTTTGTGATGGTAATAATACTTTGCAATCGTAAACAGCGCTGCCATTGGCTTAACCTTTGGCAGACCATATTTTAAACAATCTTCGGCATATTCTTTTTCATTCAGAATAATCATAGTATTCCTCCGTAACAACGTGCTCCGTCATATTGAAATAATTACCTGCGTACATGAATTCACCCATATCATCTGTTTTAATGGGGTAGTGGATAACCGTACGATCTTTATTCGCAAGCCTTTTCAATAACACATCACCTACAACATCCCAAACAAACTGCTTAGAATTTTCTTTCGTGTAGCACATATCCAATATAATATCGCACAAATCATCACTGTTTGTACAAACTCGTGAGCATTCAGACCTGAAAAACTGTTGTATTTGCAATCTGAACATGTAGAAATATTCCTTGTCTACTTTTTCGGTCTTTGCCTTTATCGCAGCCTTCATGAGCCTATTGGTGTAATTATTATAAATATCTGATACATCGTTGAAGTATTTTCTAGGAGTTATTGTGTCACTCCTAAGAATAGAGTAGTCAAATTCGATATCCTTTAAACCGGACTCTTTAAAGGATTTGAATTCTCTCTCAAAAATCCAACAGATACGGTTTATAACACAAGGATTTTCACCGGTGGGGTTGTATCTGTTATATCGATCAAGAATTTCCATCATTTCATCTGTCTTAGATTCATATGCCTGCAAATCCTTGATACTCTTGATTCCCAATGAAAAATATCGTCTAGCTGCAAAGGCTGTACCATTTTTGATATGATCCTTGTATTCTTTTTTGAGCGAGGGATAGATGTAAATCATGAAATAGGGCTTCCGCTCTGCTGAAATGGAGCGGTTAAACTCCTTCATTGCAACTACATCTGGATCGTCACCATCTTCAATTTTCATTCCTCTGTTACTATACCAGTATTCGGGCATAGGTTTTGCGATAATGCCCTTTGCCCTATCACCTTTATACCCTCGGTTTCCCGATATTTAGTAGGGGAGTAGACTATATCATCATCTTATTGACAAATCAATAAGAGCAAGGCGCTTCCCTGCAGGACTTTCACCTGCGCGGTACGAACTTCATCTTCTGAATCAGAAGGTTTGTTCTAGTCGTTAGACCTTCTGCAACATCGCTGTCGCAGCTTGGCACTGGATTATCATGCGTATGGTTTATATAGCATCTTTCCATCGTCGATATGTCGCAATTAAATAAACAGTGTGCCGAGGTATGCCTGTAATATCTGCAATTTCAGAATACTTCTTACCCTCTTTTTCATGTAAGAATCTTATTTTTCTCACATCATCCAAACTGTATTTTGCTCCATTTTTATTATTTTCCATCTTTCTTTTTGATTCCTCAGACCAAGTATATCCTCTGCTCTTTTCAGACAGCATTTCGCCATAGGATTTACGTTCCTCTGCACTCATGCTTGCAAATCGTCTTTTCTGAGACTCTGACATCTTTAATTTGGTCTGTTCTGACAATTTCCGGCCAGTCATATTCATTCGATTTTTAGCGCCTATCTTTTTCTTGGTTTCCTCAGATAAGTGCTTCCCTAAATATAACCCTTGCGAACCACCATCGTGTATATTATAAGCCATCCCCTGTTTCTTATATTTAGCGATTTCTGACATTTCCAACGCATCAATGTTTTTAATATCATTCATCGAGGTACAATCATGTAATATTACAAACTCAAATGTATCTTCGCCAAATTTCAACCAATCGGATTGCAAATCAGAATTGCTGTGTTTGTTTGACCTTAAAAGAGCTTTATGGTGATCCCATCTATCGCCAAAGGAATTCATCGTTTTTCCAACATAAATCTTTTTGTTTGCTCTGTTTCTTATGCCATATATTCCATAGGTTTTATATACGCTCATATTATCACCTCTATTGATAATATAAACCATACGTTTAGACTTCCCAGTTAGCCGATTGATTAACCGCCATTTCCTGCGGCGACTATTCGCTCAATCGACACCTTGCATTTGCAAGTTCACCTTGTTTTTCAATACATATCACTATGTAAAGCGACTATATACAAATCGTATTTTGCTGGTAATTTTGGCCGCACATGATGCGGTAGCTCAATGCATCGTATTCCTTCGTACCTGGCTTAAATCCGGCTTGTTTTTCAATCATGCTGGTTACATGGTTGGTTACTACGCCGATATCGTCATTGAAGGCAAGTTTGTTCGCCTGAATAATGTCGGCCTCTTCGACAATTTTCTTTTCTGCCTTGCGCTGCATGCACATGATAGTAGGGGAGTTCAATGTGCGCCTGAGCAGAATAGGATTATCCGTACACATGTTAGTGTCGCCATCGAAGTCGCTGCCGTTCATCGCTTCGCATGCAGTGTCCCAAGCGTTGTAAATCAGAGCAGTTTCGATATACTGATACCAATGCAGCGCTTCACTACTGGAACATAGTTTCATCTTACGGATGTTGTTATGCGCGGTCATTGGAGCCCTGAAGCAAACCAGCTCCGTTGCCCCTTTGTCTATCCAATACTTATGATAGATCTCCTGCCTTTTCAGAAGTCCGGTAATCTCCATCCCGAACATACTCTGACATAGCGCATATGGATCGCCAGAGATCATCGCATAATTGGCATTTACACGAATCGTGCCGTGCTTGGCCTTCTGGATGCGATTAGAAATCATCCTCCAGACCTTCTTGCGGATATATGGATCATTAATCATCCGCTTATCAATCATGAGAGCCTTGATATAAGAATCAAATTCCGCCCGATCAATATTGTCCTCATTCAAGCCGTAGCCGACCAGAAATGCAAGCGTCTTCCTGTAATCTAAGCCCAGCACGTCGTTGATCTCGTCTATCGTAGGCTGGCACAATTCCTGCAGCTCTTCATCTGTGAAAGTATAGCTCTGCAAAAACTGATAATTGGTATCACGCACATGCTCCAATTCCATCGGCGTTGTCTTGGTTACAGAAAACTCGTAGTGGTTTTTCTGGCAATTGGCGTAGTAATCCTCCCAGCTCTCATAGCAGTTCCAGAGCTTTAGCATTGAAGCGGTAAGAATTACTTCTGCGTCGCGCACATCGCGCTTATGTCCCCAAATATCTGTGATCTCATAAGTTCCAGCTACTTTCTCGGCAAACTCCACGAAGTCGAAGGTGTAAACCATTCCCTTTGTCCATGAATACCGCGTATTCATACCAGAGATCGTATGCTCGCCATCGCCTGTCAGATATTCATTTACACGTCGAGAGTAAGAAGGAAGCATTAAACCATACCCATCTGAGTCATTATGCTCAACGGGATAGTCCTTTTCAAACGTCATTACTGGCTCCCCGTCCGCCTCGTCATTGATTAGAATTACGTCATCCGTAAAATGCGTAATGCAGTCATCTACTACGATAAATCCTTTGGGGTCTGGAAGTGGGGTAGAACCAGAACAGATCAGCGCCTGATATGCTTCCAGCTTGGCAGGCACCAGAGGTACATCCTTGTTGCGTCCATTATCTAAGCGTCGCTTCAATTCTGGATAAAGCTCTTCGTTGACGTAAACAATGGTTGAGTTCTTGATTCCGCCATTGGTTCCGAGGAATCGCCGATAGCGGATGCCATTGATTGAGAATCCCAGATTGGCACGGTCGTAATCTTTATTTGAATCCATGATGATGCAGACATAATCCTTCTGGAACTGAAGCGCATAGAGCGCATCATACAGGCAGTTGATTACTGCGCGAGTTTCCTTGCTGCGTGGTTTCTTCTTTTCTGCGCGGATTTTACGATTAATTTCTGCAATCTTGATTTCTGGTTCTTGAACGCCATTAATCTCATCAATAAAGCGTAGTACCTGGCTGTCGCTTAAAGATACAACAGTTTCCGGATTATTGCGCATTACTTCGCTCAAGTTAAGTGTCAGATCCCATTTTGCTCGCTTCAGCTCTTTGCTGTGCAACTTAAATATTAGTCTATGATAGCCTTTCTGCTTCAACTAACACACCCCCGCCTTCATCGTTCAAGCCATACTCTGAAACAACGTAGGTGTGGAATCCATTCGGTTCTTAGCCTCTCATGTTCAAAGCGCAGCAGCTCAGTGATCTGGTAGATGTAAAAACAAAAGTCTTCTTCACCAGCTCGTATAAAGCGAAGGATATCGTTAATGAACTTACAGTATTGCTGCCAAAGAGTTTCGCCATAATAAACGTGATCTTCATTGGCATAATTCTCAGTTCGTACCATGCGCTTTCTTTTTGCAGGTTCAACCATCATGCGCATTGCCCGAAACTGTGTCTGCCATTGTTCTGGTGTCATGGTAGAATCAGGCTGTCTCTGATTCAAGTTTACTTTTTTTAGATCAATCTTGTCCAAATCATTTTTATATCTCCTTATAGGCTGACTGATTATTTAGGATCAGCCGAGTTGACTGGCAAGGATCATATTAATACCTCGTCGCGTTTCCACTAGCCAGTCATAGGCGCTGTTCGTTCGGTCATGTCTATCTACAAATATTCTTACATTTGAATGCCAATGGCCGTCGCAGTCTTTGTACCTGGGAAGTTCCTCACTGTGCAGAATACCGAGATCTTCAAGCGTCCGTATGCAGTTGGAGAGGCTTCGTACAGATATTCCAATTTGGTTTGAGATGCGCTTGAGCAAATTGGAGTATACCCGTGGTCTTCCTGCGATATGGAACATATGACATCGCACACATGCCAGCATGAGTAAAACATGCGCATGGTTCATACGCTTACCTTCTCCACAAAGAAGCTTTCGATAATTGACAATCTTGAAAAACTCGTCCCGGTAGATAATACCAAAACAGTCTGCTCGATTAACCGGTACAACGTTACCGGCGTCCTTGTATAGAAATTTGCTGGTATATAAATACATCAGCGTATCTTGTACTTGCTCCATTGCAGAATCTTTGTGTCGGTTCAGCTTGCTGTAACCGCAGAATTCCACAAAGTCATCGAAGCAGCTCCCAGTCCAGTCAAAGAAGATCGCAGATAGGAATATCAATACGCGCTTGTCTCCAATGTCCTGCTGTTCAATCAGCATGCGCGGTACTTTGATGAATTCCATCTCTCAACCTCCTTGTCTTCATTACCTGAGATGATTATACCACAATTAGTAAATATGTCAAGTGTTTACGGGAAATATTTTCATTTTGTGAGGTAATTGCACTTCCTTAGATATAAATACATATTTGTATATTATATATATTTGTAATACATACACTATTATATATATTATACTCGTATATTATATATTCTTCTAATACATATATATAATAGTGTATTCCGCTTGCAACTTCAATTTGCTTGAATAATAAAACCAGAAAGGAAGTTTTTATAGTGATTCTTGCAGATGAATTTCGTTTTGAAACAGATATCTTTTAAGCCTTCCATTCTCCACGTCGCTTTTGCTCCATGTCGAATGGAAGGTAAACCGCTGTTTTATTCGCACATCTATTGACCAGCAAACTTTGCGGTTTGATGATCCAGACAAAATACAAGAATTAATCCAAAGTGTGAATTCAGAACTATTCTCCGAAAATTTGCCGAAATCTAGCATGATAAAAATTGCGAACTTTGCGGATTATTGAATCGTTTACCAGAATTTCGGGAAATTTCGTTAATTACCAGATATTATGCGATGTTTGCTAGTTTGTGAAATATAAAAGTGTGATTTCGATGATATGCGAAGTTTGCGGGAAATGTGAGATAGAAGAGGTTATATTGGAATTTTATTGAAAGTGTGAATTTTTGAGTGAGTGAGTGAAGGAGAGCACATTATACTGTTTCCGGTGATCGGGAATAAACCCAGGATGTAAACATCTCCCCCCCCTATATAGGGTTATATAACCCGCAAACATAGCCAGTTTAAACGCAAGTCTGAAATAGTACAAAAAACAGACTTACAAAAACAGGGTTTAAACCCATGTTTCATCCTATGCAGAAATTAGAAGTATAGAATAAAATGGAATCATAAACATATGAATATATGTTCATATGTAAAATGTTCCGGTTTTGAAATTCGCATATTCCCGAAAAATGAAATTGAAATTGTTTTTCAATTTCAAAAATTCGTTAACACGTTAACCGTTAAACATAATTCACACATCCATACAATCTAGTATTCAAAACCATAATCATCAATTTTAACCCGCATAAAAATAATCCCTTCTATATATACGCAAACACGAAAAAAAATTCTTGAAAAAAATATCAAGAAAACTATTGACAAACAATATAAAACGTGCTATTATCTAATTGTCGCAAGGACAACGGCGCAAAACACCGACAAAATGAAAAGAGGTAAACACGATGCAGATTAAAAAGGCAATGCTAAACAAGCTCAACGCAATCGCCTGCAAATATTCCCGGTGGGCTGAACCTTCCGAAATTCGTGCATTCTGGCAAGAGCTTAATGCAATCGGTGTTGACGTTGAACCGCTTACTAACAGGCGCGACAACGGCGCTGGCTCCTGGCGATGCATTGCAAACTATAGCATTAACGGCGAACAAGTAGAAAATAGTGCGCTTGTATATGCAGTATATGAGGGAAACCTGGATACAATCCGCAACGAATACACAATTTATTTTTCTTGAAAACATGTCAAGAAAAGGCACGACAAAGAAAGTGAGGTTAAACCAATGTTTGAACATATTATAACTGTTGGTCTGTTTGATAAGGATAGCAAGCGCCAGGAAGTAACTACAATCGATGCATACAAAATCATTACAAACATTTTCGTTAACGCTGGCCTGTGCGCCACAATTCTTGAGGCTCAAGGCATTTACCAGCACGACAGCGGCGAAATTGTAATAGAGCCGTCGCTCCGGGTTGAATGTGCAGGCGCAACCAAAGAACAAGTTTTAACCTGTATCCGACAGATTAAAGCCGCGCTCAATCAAGAATCTGTTATGTATAAAGTAGTTAAATCTGAAATCGACTTTGTTTAAAACCCCTGAAGAGTCTTTGAGAATTAAGACGAAACCCCGTAAGGGGTCGGGTTAAACTGCGATCCTTAAAAACTGCAAACCTGCTTTTGAAACTACTTGAAAAAGCTATATGCAGGCGGTAACGCTCCAGAACAACTGCGGCGGCGGCATATGGCAAAACAAGCAAGTCACACAGGGTTAAACCCTGGGCAGGTATTATAAACGCTGTGCAATCCGGCACAGCATGACACACGACATACTAACGACGTTTTGAAATTCTTTTAGAACCGCTTGAGCCTGAAAGAATCACAAGCACGGTCAGACTATAACAAAGTACCGTTTGCGAAATGCTCTGTAGTTGGTTTAGGGCTTGACATTCAAACATAACGCTTTCAGGCGGTTCAATAAAGCATTTTGAAAGGGGTTAGAACAATGTACAGCTTTAAGGTAGAATATCAGTATAACGCCAGGTTAGACGGTATCAACGGCGTTTTTGAAGGGATGCGCTTTATCAGCGTTACAAACTTTGAAGATGTTGAAAACCTGATTTCACAGCTTGCAAAGATTGCAAGGCGCTGCACGTCCTTCCAGTTTACTTTTATACTTTACGACACGAATAGAAGCAACGACAAAGCTTTAGGACGTATTACAGAATATTACCAGGACGGAAAAAGCTGTTTGCGTTTTATCGCCTGGGATGCTGCAAATTCCTGTGATATTGACATAACAGAAACCGCAAAAAAGCATATCAAGGTTTTTGTGTTGCGCATGATCGACAAATACAATAGGGAAACAGAAGAAAACGCCAGGATATAACCCGGCGTTAGACTGCCCGAAAAAGAATTGATTAACTTTTGTCTAGTTTTTTAGAGCATTCCAAGATCGTATTTGTTCGATAGTTGGCGGTAATCTCGCAATCGTTTTCAATAAGGCCAAATCGAACAAGCACATTAATTAATATTTCCGCTGCGGCTTCGCTTCCGGCTTGCTGTGCAATATTAATTATTTCTTGGTTCTTCGCGCCTAGCGCTGAAATACGATCTTTGTTTTGCTGTGTAAATTGATTGTTTAGGAATTCCTCTATAAAAGCTCGGTATAATTCGCTTTTCTTAATCATGAAAAAATCTCCTTCTATGGCTTCGGACAGTTTGTAAAATTTTACCACACCTTAGAACGTAATGCAAATATAATTTTATTTTGATGCTTGACACCAGATGCCGCCGCGTGGAAGATGCCGCCGAAACATGAAGAAGTTGAAGGAAGAAGCGCCCACCGCACGCGCTTACATGGAAAGATGCTTGACCGTACCCGCCCACTATGGCGCGGAAGAACTGGTATATCTGGCACAGTAACAGCCGAAACGGGGGAAACCCCGTCCGCAGGAATTGCCCCACCTGCGCCGATGATGGCAGGGCGAAAAGACAGGAGGAAAAATAAATGAGTAATTGCTATAACCTGGATGGAATTTTGACCGCGCTTAATAAGGAGATCGCGGAAACCGTCGCCCTGCTGGAATCCTGGAAGAAAGTAACCTTTGCCACGAAGAAGGACGGAAAGCCCTTCGCGGTCATGAGCAAGAATATTGACGGTGCAAGGTATGATAAATATCCTTATGGTTCGCAGGCTGGACAGTATAACATCGGTGTTACTGCATGGTCGGAATCCTGTGGTTATGTGAATGACACAATCGACCTTTGGTGTCAAGTGCGTTACTTGAAAAACCCTGCACAGATTGCAAAGACGGAAAATTATATGCCCGTTGTTCCCGGCCTGCATCAGATTTATAAGTACGATCTGGAGGACATTAAAGCCGCTGTAAATGACCACATTTCCCAGCTTGAAAGCAAACTTGCAAGCCTGAACGAACAGAAGGAAACTGCGCACGCTGCATTTACCGCTTTCCGTGCAGCTTATGCGGATGCTATCGAAAAGCTCAAGGAAACCATAGGGGAAGGAACCACGCTCTATTATAACGTGCTGGACACTGTAAAACAGGCTTACCCGTATTGCTAACAAGTGGAGGAAAACGCAATGCACGACAGAGATTATTATACTGCGCAAATTGCCCTTGAAATTGAGAAGATAGAAACCGCTTTGAATACGATCAAGCGCCGCGCCTGCTGCGCTAGCCCCAACGCAAGCACGGAAACGCTTGAAAACTGGCTTCAATACATTCATTCTGCACGACTTCAGACCGAAGCCGCCGCCATCGCAAAAAGGATTTAATAAAATGGAGGTTTTAACAATGAAAACCATCTGCAGCCCCAGGGTAGTTATTGACCGCATTCCCGGAAATTGCAGCCGCTTCAATGTTCAGTTGTGGTACAGCTTCGACGGCGGGAAAACGTTTGTTTATTCTGGCTATGGAAAATTCTTTGATGATGTTCATGAGAGCGCGGCATTTATTCGGAAACATCGTTCACCTATACCAGAATTTCCGATTATTACCCAGAAGCGCCAAAGTGTCTATGAAGCAATCGCGGAAAATGACGAGGGAATCCCCATGATCTGCGGTTATCGTGGCAGGGCTTGCCGTGTGATGGACAAACCGGAAGGGGCAAATCGTGCACTGTGCTATAACTGCAAATTGGCTGAATATTGCCATAATGTGGAAATGATGGAGTACGCCACACAGGAGGAAACTTAAATGCGCACGATCTACGCACTGAAGAAGCACGCTGCAAGCCTCTATGAAAGGGGCGTGCACAGCGAAAACCTGGCTGCGATTAAAGCGGAATGCGCTGGACACGATGGCGAAGCCTATTATATTTCTATTCAAATATCTTACATAGAGCAGGAGAAAAGGAAGGAGGCGCGGGAGTGGTGATTTGGATTCGGTCAAAGGTTGTCCCTAATGCACGTTGGGAGATCAAACAGGAAATTCTCCGCACGGATGCAGGAAACCGCGCATTGAAAGTCTGCCCGGAAATAATGAAAGAAGAAAACGAATTTATAGCAAATTACAACCCAGTGATCTACTGCAACGATTTAACCGGTGAATCATGGTGTTATGATACAAAACTTCCCTCTGGCGGATGGTTGGAAAACATAACGCCGACCTGGGGCGCGGATGGTACGCGCATTTTCAGGGCGTTGATCTGGTGTTGATAATGGAGGTTGATTAGGTGTGTCGATTCTGGTTCTTATGAGCGGCGCTTGCCTTATTTGCGCCATTGACGAAGCTATACAGCCGATTCGTAATTACATGAATCGCCCCAAAGTTTACCGCAAGCAGAACAAAAACAGGAGGTTTGTATAAATGACGTTCAATGAGTTTAAACCCCGTGTATATGGTGAGTATAGGAAAATTTTCAACCGCTGCCCTTGCAATGTTGAATTGATCGAGGAAACGCAGGAAAAATATATGCGCATTGTCTGCCATATTGCCGAAGAAGCAGATAGAATCAATTCGGATGGTTTGAACCTGGTTTTCCGGGTTGATTTGCCGGAGGACTACGCAGGCGGGGAACTTCCTGAAAAAGTGAAAATGATTGCTTGTCGGAAATCCTACGCCACGAAAGACGGAGAAAAGGCGCTGCCCATGCGTCAAACCAGCGGAAGCCCGAAAAAGGTTTTGCGCATGCTGTACCGCAATTTTGAGATTCTGAGAGATGCGCTGAAAGCGGATTTGCACGCCGGAAAACTTCCTCCTGCATGGGCGCAGGTGGTTTCTGAAAGGATTTGAAGAAATGAAATACCATAAAATCCCAGGCGTTGCAATGGATATTTGTACTGCCGAACAAAAGATAGCCTATAACATTGCTTTTAGATTGCATGTTTCGTATCAAGACAAATATAATGCGCTTGATTCTGAATTTACCAAATCCGATGCAGTACGGAAAATGGTTGAACGGGGGATGAAGAATTACCGTATGGCTTATGGTTACAGAAAAGACTGTTACAACGAGGATGCAATCTTTGCCGCTCTGGGTGCTGGTCTGAAGAATTATTTGGATGGAAAATCCCATATAAAGGGGAGTTATGAGGAAATCGGCAAAGCATTTCCTGCACACTACAAGGAGGTTAAACCATGTTGCATGTAATCGCCGTAGAAGTTCGGAGGTTTTACAAGTGCTATGTTGAGGATGAAAATAGCGAAATGACCGAGAAACAAGCAGAGGAAAAGGCGCGGCAGATGATCGCCGAAGATGTGGGAAACGCCTTAACCGAAGATATTGAGCTAGATATGGAAGCAGGCGACGTCCTTAGCCTTCGCTATGACTACCCTGTGTACGCATAAAACATATCAAGAGTTGGAGGAATATAAAATGGCCTGTGCTGGCTGGTGCGGAAAGTGCTGTGCAGATTGCAAAAAGCCTTGCGCCCTGGATGCTTCTATGACATGTTCGCCGGATTGTCCATTGCTTGGCTTGGATGGTTTACCCATTAATCCGGCAGAGTGTAGACGAAACGGCTGTAATGCCCTGTACTATGAAACATAAACGGAGGAAAGCATGTGAAACGCTATGTGATTGAGTTTGCAAATGATCTTTTGCGAATGGATAGAAATGCGAAGCTCATGAAGCCCTGTTACTGGAAAGATAGGAAAAGCAAGATAGGCAGAATCGTACAGGTTTACAAGTCCGGCTTGATTACGGAATGCGAAGCAATGCGGCTGCTTGCTGATGTATAGGAGGAAACCATGGAAAAACGCTGGGTGATCGTAGCGCAAAACGAAGCCGGAAAGATTGTATTCTTCTATAAATGGATAGACGAAACGGAACCGGCGCAGCTTGAAAACTTTGTGTATGAGGTGAAGGGCTGGAAGGTGGAAATACTTGCAAAGTATAGGGAAGAAGATGTTATAGAGCATTGCCAGCTATAAGGAGTAGAACATGGAAAAGAAAAAGCGCTTTCAAATTGTAACCTATTTTACGGATAGCGGATTTGATGATAAGGAAGATACAAGAAGTATTGCAGAAGCCCGCAAAATCGTTTCTAAGGAGCATACAGATGCGGACGGAACTGCGGTTTGGGATAGACGGAAAAAGGCTTACAGGCGTGTTTGTGGCATTTTCCCGACTGAAGAAAGAATCCTGGATTATGCGCTGGTTTACTAGGAGGTGCGCTTATGCTGCATAAAGTCAAAATCATTGAAACCATCAGCAAGACGGAATATGTAGAAGCGGAAACAAAGGAAGAAGCGGTAAATGTCGCGTTGCAGCTCTATGATAATGGCGAAGTGGATATGGAAAAGAACATTGATCTTGTAGTGCATCTTCAGTATATCGGCGTAGATGATGAAGAAACGGAGGGAAAAGCGTGAACGCTTACTATATTACGATTGTTGATAATCCAATCTCGGATTTTCACAGAAGCAAGATCATTATTCACAAGCCCAGCGGTTATTACTTCGCAGAATTTGACAGCATCGAGCAGTTGGATTTCTTTGCTGAAACCCTGGGATTTACCTATGAGCAGTATGATGAACGAACCAGCACCAGCAATGACCGCTACAACTATGGTGTAATGCGTTTCTGCCGAATTTCCCATGAGATTGAGGATAATTCGCCTGGTGGATTCTGGAAGCTGTCCGAACTTCCCATTGAAGCAAAGCCCATCAAGGCGCTTTCCAATGGCTCTATCGTAACTTGCTATTACTATAACGACGGAAAGAAAATCGGCTTTTACCGCCCGAACCCCAATGCAAAGGAAGTATATCATCCTTTGACGCTGGAACAGCATATTCAGCATGTGAAAATCTATGGTTTGTACTAATGACAGGAGGAACAGAAATGGAAATCAGAATCATTAACAACATTCCCGGCGCAAACGTTACCTTTGATCGTGAATTGGATGGAAGTTATATCGTTGAAATCACCCAGGAAAGCAGGCTGGCGCTCGGTATGATCGAGTGTGGCGAAACTGTAAAAATCGGAAACCGTGAATATATTGTTCTGGAACAGCTTGAAAGCTCCACCGCTGTCATCTGCAAGGAGTTTGCAAAGGAAATGGAGTTCGGCGATAGTGGAGATTGGAAGGAAAGCGCTGTCCGTGAATATTGCAATGGCGAATTCTATAACGAACTGGCCGCAGCGGTCGGCGCGGAAAACATCCTGAAGCATACGGTTGATCTTCTGGCGCAGGATGGAATGGGTGTGGGCGAAAGTTCTGAGGAATTTGTTTCCCTGCTTACTCTGGATATGTACAGGAAGTACAGAAAGTATTTGCCGAACTACGGCAAGTGGTGGTGGCTGGCTACTCGCCTGAATGCTGATGATAAAGATTATGCTCGCATCGTCTGTTGCGTCAATTCCATTGGCGTTCTGTTCTGGTACGACTGTGGTTACTCCTACGGTGTGCGCCCGTTTTGTATCTTGAAATCTTCAGTTCTTGTATCTTGATTGAAATGTACGAATAAAAAGGAGGTTCCCGATGATTACAGATGCTACTCTGTGCGTGGTAAATGTTTCATATATG